CCTGTGCTATAAACCCTAACTGTTCCCTATCCTTATTCACCACATTATATCCCTCCTTATACCTAAACCTACGCAACTCCAATCTTCCCATATTCCTATAACACTCCTCATAGCACGCCCTCTCTATCCCCTCCTTTATCCTCCTATCACTTCCCACGCTAAAACTTGCTGTCCCTAATGGGTTCGTTATAGCACCACTTATTCCTGCTATTCTCATATAGTCCGTATCCACTCCTGATACTGATTTTTCCACTAAAAAATCTCCTCCTTTATTACTTACTCTGTAATCTATGTTATTATCACCTTCCTTTTCTAGAAGTTCCTAGCCTCCTTCTATAGATACCTAGTCCCTGTGTAGTGTCTTTTACATATATATAATAGTAAATATAAAATTCATATAGGTAAAATCCACTACACGCCTTTCTATACTCTAGTTATACTATAGTTCTTTGGCGAAGCGAAGCGGAGCATAATAATATATATTTCCCAAATAACTATGATGTAGCATTAACAACTACTTTAGATTTATCATAAAACAAATTAGAAATCATTTTATTACTTTTAAACTATTCTCTAAAAATAAAAAATTGATATACATCATTTAATATGATACTTAGGAGGAAAATATGGATACTAGATTAAAGATACAAGAATTAACTAAAGGGCTAAATACATTTAATAGGCTTAAGATAAAGGTGTTAGAAAATGAAAGAGTAAGATTTGATAATAATGATAAAAACAAATTTAACCCCTCAGGGATAGATTGGACGAACCCTAATATAACACGAACGCAAGCAGATAATATTGGGGCTTTAAATGAAGGTTGTTGCGGGTTTTTGATACAGACAGGTGAATATAATAATATTACCGTTATAGACTGGGACGACCACGGTAATAATACAATAAATAAAATAAACTTACTAGAGCGATTAAAAGCAACTTGGACTTTTACAATAAAGACACCTACTGGTGCTGGCTATCACTTCTATTTTAAATACATACCTAACATAGGAAATAAGAGAGGCTTATTTAATAATGTGGATATTAAGAATAATAAAGGATTGGTCTATTACGGACAACGGGACGACGGACAATATACCCCTATTAATCACGATGCTGACATTTTAGAATTACCTGAAGACATTTTAAGAGATATTTTAGAAGAGATAAAGCCTAGAATTTGTGAAAGGGATGTAATAAATGAAGCAATAGAGAGTTTTAGATATGATACGACTAGTGAAGATATAAAATATGTGTTATCGTTATTACCACCGGAACACGCAACAAACAGCAATAAATGGCTAATAATAACTAGCATATTACATCGCTTTAGTTCCTATAAGACAGTCCCTTCAGGAGTTATTGACTATATAAAAGAATGGGACGAATGGAGTAAAACAGCAACAGCCGAATATAACAAAATAAACAATTTAAAAATATGGGAAAATCTAGTTATAACAAAGGAAACTCCTGATTTGTCATACATATATAATATTGTTAATGACATAGACAATACTTTAAAGACACCTAATAAAATATATGTTGAATATGATATATTAACACCAGAGAATAGAGCAAAAATAACAGAGGAAATAAATGTTAAATACTTAGACGGCTCTATATATTCAGGTGGTGATATTATAATAAGGAGCGGGCAGAACACAGGGAAGACCACTAGTAATATAAAGTATTGTCTAGATAACAATCTATTATATTTTAGCATTTGTCCTTTAAAGAGCATAGCGAACTCGCAATTTAACTCATTCAAGGAAGCAGGGATTAAATGTGTATATTATGAAGATTACAAGAAGAACAAAGAAGACCCTGAAATATTAACATCTTCTATATTCACGACCATAGACAGTATATGCGATTATAAGCATCTAGACTTTACAGACCGCACATTATTTCTAGACGAGGTTCATAGTTTAATAAAATACATATTGAATTGTGAGAATATAGGATGGCGACGATTACATATTATAGGTTTTCTTCTTAAAATAATGAGCGAATGTAAGCAGATAATAGCGGTTGATGGCGACATTTGTAATAATACTATAGCATTACTAGAACTTATAACAAATAGAGCCGCTCCCACCGTTTCTAAGCGTAAATACAGATTTATTAACAACATATATAAATCCTATGATGGTATTGATGCGGTTATAATGGATATATACTATGATATGATAATGAAAATGAAAGAGGACATATTAGAAAATAGATATTTTCTCTGCTGTTGTAATACGAAAGCACAGACTAATATTATAAATATTATACTACAAGATAGCGGAATAGAACCTGATGATATTTTAATATACACTAGTGAAGAAGGAGATATAATACAGGATATTAGAACAGAATGGTCTAATAAATATATTATATACTCGCCGACAATAGTATCAGGTTTAGATTTTACACCATCAACGCCCCAGAATGTATATTGTTTTATTGAGGGAACCAATACAATAGACCCCGAGCAGTCCGTTCAGCAAATCACTAGAAACCGGAATATTAACAAAGTGTATTTATATACTAGCCGTATAGGTAATACATTAGATTATAAAACATTAGAAGATACTAGGATAGCACACCATAAAATTTTAGATGACTTAGATACTAGCAGGATATATAGTGATTTATGTAATAAGGTGTTTAATGAAGAGTTATTGTGCTGGGAATACAAGGATAACTCAATAAACAAAATGTATATACAGTATATATACGACCGGAATATATTAAAATCGTCGTTTGTCTATAATATATGCGAGATATTGAAAAGCAAGGGCTTTAATGTGATAAGAAATACGAATGTTAAAGTGATAGCACAAAACGCTAGTGATAAGGAAAAGATAAATAATAAAATAGTAGAGAATAGAAGTGATTTATATGAAGCCTTTATAAATAACACTTCGTTAAATAATAAGTTTAATAAGACCATAAAGCAGCGATTAGAAATATTAGACATCGTAAAGCCTAAAATAAAGGATGGTGAAGGAATAAAAGAATATAAGAGGATATTAACAACATACAAGAGTATAATATTAGAAGAAAACAATTTTAAAACGCACCTAAACATAAGGGCATTAATAATGAATGACAAAACAACAGAGGCGATAATGAAAGAGAAATTTAAGAACGATTTAGCATTAAAGGCGTATAAAGGGAGATACAATATATTAAGAGGGTATAAGCATATAATGAATAAATATTTACCTGAAATACCCATATATCATTTTACATATAAACACGATGATAAATACTTAAAAGATGCTATAAAGGTAGATGACGATGACCTAAAATATTTAAAAAATTTAATACATACCACTAAGAAGAATATAATAATAAAAACAAAAAAGGATTTACTGAAGATATATATGAACGCTTTTGCTAAGATGATATTTGGGGATGCTATAATAAACACAAAGGAAACAAGGCAAAGGGAAGGGTGTAAAGTGAAGACATATAGTACGAGAGATTTTAATGATAAATTATTTAAGGAACATATAGAATTACATAGGATTAATTTATTAGCATTACCAGAGAGGTTAATATACATAGATAGGGTAATTGTAGATAAATACTATAGTGAAATAATGAAGATATGCCCTAGAGATAGTGCGGGGTTTATTAAGAATGAAGTAGCATAAGCGGCTAAGCAATTTATTATTTTTATAATGTTTTGATAATGAAATGTTTAAATGTAATACTTATTTATTACCATATTATTAAGTTTTTATAATATATGTGCTATTTTTAACTATTCTGTGAGTAATCTATTAGAAATATTCCTATAATCTAGCAAAAATCCTTGTATCCTTATATATTTAATTATGTGATAACCATATAAACATAACTAAATAATATTATTATGTATAATTAAATATATAGATGTCTAGTAATATCACATTAAATAACTACACATATGATGGCGAAGATATAGACGAATTTATAATAAATAGATGTGCCCCGAATTCTGCGAACTCTGCGAACTCTGCGAATACTCCTGAAACAACCAACGATGCCGACAATATATGTAGTGTTTGTTATGATGAAAATGTGGATATTAAGGCAATTTGTAAAGGTTGTGAGAAAAATATATGTAGTAATTGCTTTGCAGGGTGTCTAAAAATAAACCTTAAATTAGATGAGAAGGCAGAAAAAGGAATACGCATTATTTATAGGTGTGTGTTTTGTAGATATTATAACAATATGAAAGAAGAGCAACCGTGTGATGTTTATAGATATTTGATAAAAAAACTACATATAAACGAGCATAAATTTATAAGACTTTTTAATGAACTACTAATAGAGCGACGAGACGAACAAATAGAACGAGATGAACTACGCAAAGAGTTAGATAGATACAAGACAAATCTAAATAAGTTAGATAAATATTGTAGAGAAACACATAACAAAACAGTAAGGAAAGAGAAGATAATAAATATTATTGACATATACCAGAAATAGAATAATCCTATTTTATAAATAAATTGCTTTGTTTTTTTATTTCTATATAATAGAAAATGAGAGGAGGAAAAACATCAGTATTATCTAGAAGAACCCAACAACCTGACCCTTTTTATAAAGATATGTTAGGTGATGTGTCGGTAGGAAAAGCACGGAAGGCACCAGCCGCAACAACACATAGAGCACCTCTAAGAGCAGCAACACCTACACCTAGAGCACCTCTAAGAGCACCATCAGCGTCAGCATTAAGAGCACTTCTAAGAGCACCATCAGCATCAGCACCATTACCTAGAGCACAATCACCAAAAGCAACACCTAGAGCACAATCACCAAGAGCAGCACCAAAAGCATCACCTAGACCATCACCAAAAGCATCACCTCTAATAGAACCCACTTTAGACCCATACCCTATTGTAAATACTTTGTTGAAAAAGGTGGCTCTTGTAGTGCCTCAGCAATTTAAAGCAAATACCGAATTTACTTACCTATCGCATAGCATTTATAATGGGAATAAGAAGGATAATAAAGGGGTCTTCATAACTTCCTACCATCCCCCATCCTATATAACCTATAATATGTTGATTAGAGAAATTGGCGTATTTTTAGAGGATGAATTTTACAGCGAGGAGGAATTACAAGAACAGTATAGGAATGCTAAAAAGACAGAAAAAGAAGCCCTTAAAATAAAACTGTGGAAAATTTGGTATAATATAATAGCCGGTGATGATGACAAAGAAGATTATACTAAAAAAGGGATTACTACTCGCACCTTGACACAAATAGGCAAAAGAAGCGGCAAAAGAAGAAGCATAGGTGGTGTAGACAGATATAAAACCCCGCCATCAAGCCCGCTGTCTGAGGGGTTCGCCAGTCCATACAATAGCCAACCCACAGCAGCCGCAGCAGCAAGACCAGCAGCAGCCGCTACAGCAAGACCAGCCGCAGCAGCCGCAACAGCCGCAACAGCAAGACCAGCACCATCCCAAGCAGCAGCAGCACGACCATCCACAACAAGACCAGCAGCAGCCGCAGTAGCATCCGCTACCGCAACATCTCCAACACCCGAAGAAAAGGTCTTTCATCAATTCTTGTTTGATACGATGACACATTACAAGGATAGTGCGGACAATACAAAAAGAGATAGTTATGGATATACCGACCAAGAATACGAGATAGCCTATTTTAAATTTGCTTTCGCTAACGCTACTGAGGCTATCTCTAGGGCTTATGATGTTAAAATTGAATTACAAAAAAGGCTAACAGCCAACCAAGTGAAAGTGCACGACATCGTCTGCGGTATTACATCTAAAGGGTTCCCATATCCCGACCCTCTTGGTTATAATACCATCTATCGCCCTAATGATAAATTGTATGTGTATGGGATGCAACTGCCTCATCAATTTAATAGAGACCTACTGCTTAAAAGTATGATTTACCTATTACATATGAAAATATATAATATAGCCGACTTACACGGCTGCGGCGATGGTATTAACAGGCAGAACCCTAGAATGAATGACGGTATCGGTTGTAATCCTTATGATAGAAATTGCGAACTCCTAATGTGGGAACAAGCACGACTATTAACCTTAACACAAACTGAAACCGATTGTGTCAATATGAAGGCGTCCCGAACTTTGCCCCAAGCCGTAATAGATGATTACAAATTAAAACCCAACGAGTTAAAGCATTTAGAGAAAGGGATTTATTATGACATAAAGATTAAAGATATGACTGCTGGCTACTTTTGGTCGTGGAATGAGATATCCAAGATAAAGGATATATCTCGTCCTGAAAATAGTATCATAGTGCACTGCTTGGCTGGCGCTGGTAGAACGGCGAGCGTTATGCTTTATTTGATGCTCCGTGATACTATGAATTACCTAGATGCTACGGAACAGCGAGGATATGAAACAGAAATAAAAAGCAGATTAGCAGCGCCGCATTTTGGAATGAAAAATATAGCAGAGGTTATAGGTATGTTTAGTGCCTACTTCGTAAATTACAGTTCTAATATAGATGCGGCTACTGGAGAACTCTTTAAACTTGGTAGCAAAATTCTGGATAGACAGACTGTAGCAATTCTAAAGCAAAATGGTGTTGATGACGCATTAATAAATAAAATATTGGGTCAAGGATTGGATACGCAAACTCGTGATGAGTTAAGAAGATACCGTGTAGATGATGCGACTATAAAGGATATAGAGAAGAAACAAGTTAGAAGTCATGCTAGCAATTCGCTGCTGAGGCAACGGCTGAACCGCATCTTCTTCTTTCTGGCGAAAAGGTTTAATGTGAATACATTTTATACCTACGGGCGACCAACGCAACAGGTCTCAATCCTACCGAACGACGAGTTCTCTAATCCGGTTCAACGCACCATTAGCAATTGGAGCAATTATGACAGGGATAGTGCTAGCAGGGATATTGTTAGGGAGTGGTTTAAGTAGTTAATGCTAGGTCATTATTTTTTATTTTTTTGTTTTTTTAACACTAATAATTATCTTGTAATCCTTTGTATTTAACATATTCTTATAGATACAACTCTCTTTCCCATCATAGCAGACTTAGTGGGCTTATTATCCTTTTGTTTTTAATATTTCTATATAATAAATGAAAGAAGAGAAAACATCACCGTCGTCTAGTAAAGCCAAAATTACTGAAGACGGTTTTAAAAACTATCAACAGGGGATAGGTCGGTATCTTTTATCTAGAGTAGCACCAAAACCTAAAGCCGCACCTAAACCTAAAGCAGCACCTAAACCTAAAGCCGCACCAAAACCTAAAGCCGCACCAAAACCTAAAGCAGCACCTAAACCTAAAGCAGCACCTAAACCTAAAGCAGCACCTAAACCTAAAGCAGCACCAAAACCTAAAGCAGCACCTAAACCTAAAGCAGCACCTAAACCTAAAGCAGCACCTAAACCTAAAGCAGCACCTAAACCTAAAGCAGCACCTAAACCTAAAGCAGCACCTAAACCTAAAGCCGCACCAAAACCTAAAGCCGCACCAAAACCTAAAGCAGCACCTAAACCTAAAGCAGCACCTAAACCTAAAGCAGCACCTAAACTTAAAGCAGCACCTAAACCTAAAGCAGCATCGTCGTCTAGTAAAGCCAAAATTACTAAAGGTGGTATGGCAGATGCAACGACGACGAACGAGCAAGCACTAGCGCAAGCACTAGCACAAAAACAACCACTAGCACTAGCACTAGCACAAAAACAAGCACAAGAACAATCTTTAAACCCATATAAAATACCAAATACTTTGATACCCGAAATAAAAGAAATTCTAATATACCCTCAGCAATTTAAAGCAAATACCGAATTTGCTTACCTATCGCATAGCATTTATAATAATGAAGAAAAAGATGAAATAAAGGATATAAAAGGGGTCTTAATAACCCCAAAACATCCCCCATCCTATATAACCTATGATATGTTGATTAGAGAGGTTGGTATATTTTTAGAAGATGAATTTTACAGCGAGAAGGAATTACAAGAACAGTATAATAAGGCTAATGAAAACGAAAAAGAAGTCCTTAAAGCAAGGTTGTGGAAAATTTGGTATAATATAATAGCAGGCGAAAATGAAGAAGATATTGATAATAACCCTCCATATATAAAAAAGAAAATAAAACGCATAACAGATGAAGACAAGTTTTATTTAGAAGATGAAAGCATATTTGAATTAGAAGAACGCAAAGGCGGCAAAGGCGGCAGGAAACGCAAAGGCACCAAAGGCACCAAAGGCACCAAAGGCACCAAAGGCACCAAAAGAGGCGGAAACCCAACTGCCGAAGAAGAAGCCGCCGCCTATGACGAGTTCTTAGAACGCACTAGAAACAATTATGTAGAGAATGCCGACGACGACCAAACAAAAAGAGATAAAAAAGGATTTACCGAGCGAGATAAAGAGAATGCCTACTTTGACTTTGCTATTAATAAAGCACCAAAAATAGTTAGAAATTCTTATGATATTAAATTGGGCTTAATAAGAAGGTTAGGAGAAAGAAATGTGAAAATCCACGACATCGTCTGCGAAGACCCACAACAAGATTTCCCATATCCTGATAAGAAGGGTTTTAATAGCCTTTACCAACCTAATATGGGATTGTTTTTATATGGGATGCAACTGCCTCACCAATTTGATAGAGACCAATTGATTAAAAGTATGATTTATCTATTTCATAAAAAGATATATAATATAGCCGACTTACAAGGCTGTGCGGACGCTATAAACAGGCATAATCCTAGTATGGATAAGGGCGTTGGCTGTAATCCATTTGATAGAGAGTGCGAACCCCGAATGTGGGAAAGAGCACGGTTTTTAACCATCCAACAAAAGACAGAACCCGAAACCAAAACTGCATGTGGCTATATAAAAGGGATTAACAAAATGAACCTCAGCAAATTAACAGATGACGAAATAAAGTATTTAGATGAAGGAACTTATTATGACATAAAGATTAAAGATATGACGGCGGGTGGCTTATCGTCGTGGATTGAGATATCCACGATAAAGGATGTCTCGCGTCCTGAAAATAGTATCGTAGTGCACTGCTTGGCGGGTGCTGGTAGAACAGGGAGTGTGTTGCTTTATCTGTTGATGCGTGATAGTGGGAATATCCTGAGTGCTGTGGAAAAAGAGGGATATATAACAGAAATAAAGGACAAGTTAGCAAAGCCGCATTTTGGATTAAGTAATATAGCAGAGGTTGTAGGGTTGCTTAGAGCCTATTTCGTAAATTACAGTTATAATGTTAAATTTGCTACTAGAGAACTCTTTAAAATTGGTAGCAGAATTATGGATGAAGGAACCGAACAAATGCTACGGGATAAAGGCGTTGATAATGATAAAATCAAGACGATAAAAGAGGAAGGGATTGATACTGATATGTATGAATATCTATTGTCTAAAATTGACAAAACTGAATTAAGCGAACTAGATGCTAGACAAAATGAAAGTCAGGCTAGCAGTTCGCTATTAAGGCAAAGGCTGAACCGCATATTCTTCTTTCTGGCTAAAGAATTTAAGGTTAGCACATTTTATACCTACGCACGACCGACATCGCAAGTTTTAATGCTACCAAACGACGAGTTCTCTAATCCTGTTAAGCGGTATGTTAGTGTTTGGGATAGTTATGATAGGAATGAGGTTCGTAAGTGGTTAAATTAAGGGCTAGAACCATCTTATTTATTTTTTTGTTTTTTTAACACTAATAATCTTCTTGTAATCCTTCACGGTTATTAGGTCTCCTTTGTATTTAACATATTCCTTCCGGTCTCCAGCCTTCTTATAGATACATCGTTGTTTGCCTAGTATATCTTTCTTTCCTGTAATTGTTGGCTTGGTTGGTTTGATGGGTTTGATGGGCTTGATGGGCATGGTTGGCTTGGTTGGCTTAATTGGCTTAATTGGCTTGATGGGCTTTTTATTCTCCTTGTTTTTTCTTCCTCCTTCTAGTGCTCCTTGTTTTCCTTGTTTTCCTTGTTCTCCTTGTTCTACTTGTTCTCCTTGTTGTGCTACTTGTGCTCCTTGTTTTCCTTGTTCTCCTTGTTCTACTTGTTCTCCTTGTTGTGCTACTTGTGCTACTTGTTCTTTTTTTGTTAAGGTGATATTGTATTCTTTTTCACCTTCATTCTTACCTTCGTTATTGATATGAAATGCAACAATTATCCCTAATAATAGAGGAATGATTGCTAATGTATAATTGTATTTTTCATTTCTTAAATTTGTATTTATTGTGTATTTAATACCGGATACTTTACCTTCCCCATCATTTATAATTATATAGTCATATCTCATTAAAAGACCTAAATATAAATTTAATTCGCTTTTTTTTAATGTATCTTCTATGCCTTCTATGCCTTCTATGCCTTCTATGCCTTCTATGTCGTTTATTTTATAAAGAATGGTAAAAATCTTCTTTAAATAATCATTAAAGTTTGTGTCTTCTTCTATTTGTCTCCCCTCTTTTCCTATAAATTCATAGGAAATACGCTTATCTTTATTTTTAAAAATAAAATCTTTAAAATTTTCAAGAGTATCTCCTTCTTTTAATACTATATCTTTAAAATTATCTACGAGTTCATTATTTGTTGTAATTGTATCATAAAATTTTAAAAAATTTTGTTTTTCAATAGCTGAATTCTTACTTTTGATGTCATTCATTTTTTTGGCTTTTGCGGCTTCTGCTTGTTGTTTCAAAGTTTCTTCTATTTGTTCTCTTTGTTTTTTTTCTTGTGCTTCCCCTTCTATTCTCCATTCTTCTTTTTCTTTTTGTCTTGCTTTTTCTTCTGGAGTTTCTTCTTCTTGTTTGGATGGTTTACCATCTTTTTGAAACGAAGTCATAAATGTTAGAAAAGTTCTAGACATCAATTAAATCACTAATATATACACAGATTATTTTATATTCAACGCCATCACCCTACAGTATCTATGCTAGCCTATGTATATAATATAGTATTACTGTATGTATCTAAATACACTCATATATATCCTCTAAATGTTTTTCCTTTACTATTATTAAGAGTTGAACCGTATTAAACCGTATAATATATAAATGTCTTCTAAGATACATATTGATAATGCTAGTATCACCAAAGCATTATTAATAAAGATACAGGGGAAATTAAAAGCCTATAACACAAATAATAGCAAGGTTGGGGCAATTATAGGGGCAGCGTGTAATAACAAAACACCCGCATTAGAACTGATTTACAATATCTATAACTATAGTGGAACTAGTGGAACTAATGACAGCGTCATCATTCCACTAATGACCTCCCTGCTAACAGCCATTAAAATAGACCAGAAACACGACTTTAACGACGAAGGCACCAGATGTTCCGGTGGTATTGATGTTGATTTTATACCTTATTCTCTAGGAGCCATAGAGAAGGATTTAAAAGTCCGCTTTATTGACCCGCCTAATAGCAAGGTTGAACTTATAACCTCGCAGACTGAGTTGTCGGGTTTAAGTTATTACTGTATGGATATAGGAGTTAGAGACGGGAACGCTAAGAAATTAGAAGAGGATATAGAGCAGGCACACAAAGACATCGCCGGCGTTTCGTGTTGCCCCAAAATATCCACAATAGCACAAATTATTGATTCGGCAGGATGTGCTTATAATGCGAGTGATTTAAACAGTTATGATAAGACGAAATGCGGCTTTTGCGATAACGAGATGACTATGTATAACATCGGCTTTATATTTTACCAAGCGTTTTTTGAATATTTTAACAATAATGACGAATACTACATATTTGAATATACGGATGCGCATGTGCTGCCTGTGCCTTCTAGCGACTTAGACAAAAAACTGTCGCTGGCGAAGCAAGAAGCGGCAAAAAAGAAACTCAATATAGTCTTGTATAGCACAAAAGGTTCTAGTGTATTGACGAAGTCTAGTTGCGTCATAGGACAGAAGGGGTTCAGCGTGAAAGGTATCTGCACCTTCTTAAATAACGATAAAGGGATGTTTGACAAAACCTTTGTTGAATATATAATGAAGACTTCGCCTGTTGCTGGTAATAAGAACGCACAGCGACAGTTTAAAACCACTACTTGTATGTGTATAAAAGGCTACGGAGATTTCGGGCAATTGATAATAACCAGTTATTTGAATTGTCTCAAGCAGTTTGAAAATAATATAATGCTTCTAACCTGCGATAGGTTCTTGGTGAATATCGCCTGTATCCTAGAGTGTCCGTTTATGCTAGGAACGAACTTATTCCCTTGCTACCTGTATGATACCACGGCGAAAATAGAAAATAAATACATCATAGATGTCTGGAATATGTCCTCTAAAAATATTAAAATAATATGCGAACGGCTACATAATCCGGTAGCAGCGATAGCGGCGACGCCGTCGCATACTCTAGTAAGAGATATAACGGCTCTCATAACCGCTCAGCAAGCCCATATATTATATAAAAAACAACCACCTAATAAAAATCCTAAAAAACCTAATGACAATAGGTTATTAAAAGTAGAGGAGGTCGTGAAACATTTAAATAACGAAGAAAGAGATTTATATAGCCGTCATAGAGATGACTATGCTATCATTTATAATGACGGCAGCGCCGGCTCATTCTACGAATTATATGATATATCAGGTTTATCAGGGATGACAGATGGAGATGTTGATGCGTTCTTTAAGAACCCTATGGCGAATATCGCATCTCTAGGAGCCAATAAACTCATATTAAAAGATACTAGGTTTTTAAATGGAATTTCGGGCAGCGGCAGCGGTATCATAACTACCGATAAGTATGTGAAGACGGCGAATATAACCCAGATAAGAAAGGCAGTAGATGCGTCAGGGATAAACTATAACAACTTTGTAAATGTTAAGGTGTTCGTTGAAGGTCTAGGAAGTAAAAAGACATTTCTTCACGAATATACTAACGGAGGGCAAAATGGGTTTATAAGCAAATTGACAAAGTTCGCTGTTTTTGAGTATTCATTTGGTGAGAAAGGTAGCGATAGATGGGTAAATTTAGGATTTGAAAATCCAGACTTAGAAGCAGAGGTTAAAACGAAAGAGGGCTATATAAAGATATTGGAACACCTGATAAAAAGCGTTAGTAAAGGCGAGGCTACCACCAAAATAAAGCACTTTAACAACTTTTTAAAAACCACTTATAAGAGCGGAGGCAAGTCGTGCTCTATATTTTTAGATAATCCCGAAGCATTAATAAATAATATCCCTGACCTATGCGAAGTGTATATTAACGAACTGAATGCTATTGAAAATCACCTACGATATCTAATATCTGTTAAAGCGGACGCATGGATAACTGTGAAGGATGGTGCGACGCTACAGGGCTTTATTGATAAGATATACGCCTATTACGGTGATATTAAAACAGGGTTTAACGCATTTATTGATGCGGTGAAAGAGCAAGTTGGCAACAATTTAGCAGAAAAAACTAGAGCCTATTATGTTTTTGATTACTATCTTAATATTTGGGAAAACCCTACATCTAATACATATAATAACTTGTGGGCTGGTGATAAGGATGTTAATATTGCTGAGGCGTCGTTTCGCTTAGCGTTTAAAGCGATAAATAAGAGCAACGAAAATTTAACAATAGACAGCCTAAAAGCAATAGTGGATTTTGTTGAGAATATCAACAGCATTAACAACTTTGTTATAGAAAAGGTGATACCAGCCAAGGATGCTAAAATAGCCGTGATTGATATGCTAGCGGGCTTAACAGGAGGCAAGAAGTCAGCAAATCACGCTAAACCTGCTAAGAACAGCAAGAAGCCTGCTAAGCCTGCTAAGCCTGCTAAGAACAGCAAGAAGCCTACCAAGTTAGGCAAGACAGCCTTAATGACAGGAGGTATCGTAGGCAGCCGTCGCAGCCGTGCCGGTGATGATATAAGTTATGATACAGCCTTAACCGAATTGCGATACGGACAACAAGACGATTGCTGTTATTATGCTGAAAGAGATGATTTTAGAAATAATAATGATAACCTGATTGATGAATTGAAATACCAAGAGTATCTAAGAGAGTTAGGTATAATATTAGAATACTTATATGGCGTCAACACCTCAGGTGGAGGCAACGGAGCCGTCCTAACCTTATGGGAAGTCTTCTGCTATAACTACTATACCAGACTGAGCGATGATATACGCCTGCTATATCATAAAAATCAAGCAGAACTTATAGCAGAACTTAGAAAGGATTTATCAGTCTGGGAAACTTTTAAAAATGAATACCCTATATATCAATACATTATAGAATACTTTTATTTTAGAACTAGCCAAGGGCTGCTATATAGGTTTATTAGAAGCGAAATAAATTTATCGGCATCCATTAAGTCTTCAGGCGATACCCTTATGGTCGTAGAACGCTACATTAAATTTCTAGAGTTGGAGAATAAGGTTGAATACCATATAAAGGATTACAAGAGATATGAGAGGGAACAGGTGGAGGCACTAACTAGGGAGATGAAGACCGGTGATATAGGGACGCTCTATAGTATTATAGACCTACAGAAGATGCTAAACAGGGCGTGTATAGTGCAAGGGATATTTGGGAAATCTAAAAATCATTTAATCCTTCAGCAATTATCTATAAAGGCTATACACCATTATTACCCAGACAAAGATGAAAGAGGGGCTAAAATAAAGGATAAACTGTTTGGCGTAGGCAATAATGCTACAGAAGATTTAGAACTTTTAAAACTGTCTCTAGAATATGGGGTGCTATATCTAACGCCTGACATAATAGAAAACTTAAAAGAAGACATCTTTATAGGGATTATAAGAACACATTTGGCTTATTTTGAACCTACCTTGATATACTATTTTAGTGCGGTGAAGTTAATTATATTTTTAAATAAAGCTCTGCTATCCATAGAAGAGATGAGAATGTATATGATAAACGCTAATAATGAAACGATTGATACCATTATAAACGAAAAAATAAGCGACCTTAAGTTCATAAAGGATTTAATACTTAGACTGCCTTTTTATCACTTTGAGTTAGCCATAAAGAAATATGAGGCGTTTTATATGTGTTTTGCTTTGTTAAATAAACAGCAAGTACAAAAACTAAACGACGAGGAAGAAGGATACTTGAATTCATATAGGTTGTTTTTTACTACAGATATTACTAAAGATGTTATACACAAAATAGCGAAACTAGGTATATACGAAACAATCATACCGCTCTTAGCACCAGAGCAGAGCATCCAATTTCTCTTCGCAAATAGAAATTATATACGCTATGCGTCGCCGCCGACAGCGAAGCCGTCAGTTAATATTATAGGGAACCACATTAGCGAAGCAACAGTTCTAGAGGTTTTAAAATTTGACCCTAGTTGTATTATGTTTTTAACATTTGAATATACTAAGTATATTTTAGAAAATCGTCACAACATTATAGAAGAAAACAGAGCATATATAGATTATTTGAGCGACGACCAGTTGCGATATATAATTGGGTTGATACTAGGAGGCTTACGAAGTCCGCCAAACGGCTTACGAAGTCCGCCAAACGGCTTACGAAGTCCGCCAAACGGCTTACGAAGTCCGCCAAACGGCTTACGAAGTCCGCCTATTAAATACATTCTAGAATATATGTCGCCAGAGCATATATTGTATTGTATCACAAAGGGTATAATAAAGGTCAGAGGTAGCGGCAGTAGCAGTAGCGGTAGCGGCAGTAGCAGTAGCGGCAGAGGTAGCGACAGAGGTAGCGGCAGAGGTAGCGGCAGCGACAGCAGCGGTAGCAGCGACAAGAACGAACACAAAGATATAATACAGGTATTCGCACCAGTCCAACTAGTATATGTTATAGATGTTATGGATAAAAGGCGTAGCATAGCAGCCCTAATAGATTTATTAACATACGAGACGCAACATAGGATTTTACAATTAGACCCTAAACTTATAGTGAAATTCACAAAAGAACAGAGAGAAAAATTAGTTAGCAAAGGTGTTATTACTACAAGCCAGATTACCGCTGTTTTAGAAGAGCACGGAGCATATTTATTAAAAACTCTAAGCGACGAAGAATTGATAGAATACACAGACAAGCAACCTCGCCTATACAATCTTCTAGATGTTGATAGGCTGGTATCTATATATAGAATGCTAAAAGCCGTGCCTAAGAACGATGCCGCTGTGCTAAAAGCCGTGCCTAAGAACGATGCCGCTGTGCTTAAACTGCTATACTTTATAAGCCCAGACAAGAAAGGAGACTTCCTATTAAAATGTTATGAAATTATTGTTAAATACCCAACATATATACAGTATTTGAATGTTAAACATCTATACAGACTATTTGAACTGTATGTTAATGCTAATAATGCTGAGTTAGGCATCCGTTTTTTTGAAAAGGTATTAGCATTACTAGGAAATGAAACAGGAATGAATGGAATGTATGAGGAATATAAAAAATACATACCTTTTATGACCGAGGAACAGATAATATACCTTATATCTAAAAGATGGATACTAGATTTACCTATAAATGATATGATGACTGTGATGAGGGTAAAGGATAATAAAGAAGAAATAAAAAAGGTCTTTGGGCTTTGCGATAAATATGTAGGGTATATATTTAAAGGTATTACAGGCGAACAAGCACTAACCCTAGAGATACTTGACCCTCGCCACGAGGCTACTGATAATGTTGATGTTAAAGATAGAACAGACGGCTTATATGACCTTTTTAATGACAATAACGGCTATTATCGTCCCCAGAAATACATAGACTATATAAGGATGCTGACGCCTGAAGTTAGGGAATATTTTATAAAAAATCTAGGGAGAAACGATAAGCAAAAGAGGCAATTGAAGGACATTCTTAATGGGAACATAGAGGTTATACACCTTATTACCCCTACGCAGTTGATAGAATACATAAGGAACACAAATATCCTAGGTAGCCCACTAGGAAAAGAAACTTTAAATAACCTGAGCGACGAACATATAGCGGCTATTATCACCTATTCTACCAGCCACGCAGGGTATATAAACCTTATATCACCAGAGCAGTTGAAGAGGTTTTTAAAGAATAACAAGGGCTATATTAATAGCGGCTTTCTTAAAGATGACAAACTATATGAGGTTGTAAAAAACGACCTTATCGGTAATGACAAAATCATAACGCACCTAACACCGATGAAAGCCCTAGGCTTTTTAAATGTAATAGTAAGAGAGCGTAGGAATGCCTCATCATATATGAAACATCTAACAGTAGAGCAGTTAAAATATTTAATTACAAAAGAACAACCCTTTATTACCGAAAAAGATGTGAAAGATAGTGAGTATTACCAGAAAATGTTTTTAGAACATACTATAGAACGATTGGTAAAGGAGCCTGAATATATATCTACGGAGCCTGAATATCTTAAGAAAATCTATATAGAAAAATGGAGCAATCCCAAAGACGACACAAGTTTGACATACGAAACAGGTATATTATACGATGCGATAGTTAAATACGACAAGGAGTTTTTTAATAGTCTGGATAATAACCTTATTACCCCATTCTTAGAATATAACCCAGCGTATATAGTGAGTTTAACGCTAGAAAAACAATTACATTTTATTCTGGAGAACTGGATGTTATTACAGTTTATCTCCTTTACACGCTTTAAAAAACTCATTATACAGCGTAAGGATACTTACGACTTAATACATAAGAACAATTACAAGATTATTAGCGCTGCTAGCGACGCTGGCGCCTTTGATTTAGTAAAGTTCGTTTTAAAAGACGACTGTGATTATAGAATGTATATAAGAGGATTAACAAAAGAACAACAAAAAGCCTTTAACAAAAAATACCCTGATATGGCTACAACAAAAGCCTTTAATATGGATAGAGAATACTATGACGCCTTAAAGAGAGCCGAAGAGAGAATTTACAATAAAATAAAAGGGTATTTAGAAGTTATAAATAAAGGGAACGCTAAGAGTGTCGGGAGATGGAATACACCTGCTGTAATAAAATACCTTAGACATTTTAGAGATGATATATTCAGCACCTTGCCTATCTTAACAGATGTGGGTCATATAGAGGATATATTAAAAGGTCTAGAAGACAGGGATTTGACGAAATATATTAAAAAGTATTCTGGCTATATTAATTATTTGCCTGAAAAGAATATACTTGCTATCCTAGGTGATGTTAAAACTAAGGATTATATTAAATATTTGGATTATGATAAAATACCACAGACTATACAGCAGAATATAGGTGCGAAATTAGCAAAACTTATGACAGCAGAACAGATTAACATATATAATAAGAAAAATGGTACTAAGTTGTCTCTCAGTCCTAAGAAGTCGTCTCGTTCTCCTCGTTCTCCTCGTTCTCCTGCTGCTCCTGCTGCTAAGACGCCTCGTTCGTCTCGTTCTCCTAAGACGGCTCCTCCGGCTGCTCCTGCTGCTAAGACGCCTCGTTCGTCTCGTTCTCCTAAGACGGCTCCTCCGGCTGCTCCAGTCGCTCCTTATGTCCCTGTTGCTAAGTCGTCTCGTTCTCCTAGACAATCCCCGTCAGCACTAAGAGATGAAAAGGAGGTATTGGGTTTAATAGAAAGGAACTATAGATATATATATACATTAGAACCTGAAGAGGTATCCTCTAATGTCGCTAATAAAATATATGAACTTCTAATTACTAGAGATGAAACACGAAAAAAGATTGAAGGAATGTTAGGACAAAAAGATGTATTGTCTGTCCCGCTAATAAAGAAGTTATTAGACAATATTAAAGATGAAGACCAGAGGATAGAAATTATAAAAAAATACCCTAGTGCTATCCCTTTATTAACACTAGATGAGTTGAAAGGAATACAAGAAAGAGACCCTTATAATAATAGACTAATTAAGTATTTAGAAGAACAAAAGCAGCAAACTCCTACTGTAGCATCGCCTGTAGCAACGCCTGTAGCATCGCCTGTAGCATCGCCTATAACATCACCTGTAGCAACGCCTGTAGCAACGCAATCATTCTTACAAAAGGCAGCAACATTTTCCAAATACCTATTTACGAGAGGAGGCAACCAACGCATATACAAAAATATCCATATTAAAAAAATAATTTTAGGAAAAGAAAGAAGTATATATAAAATACCTAAATCTAACAAAGAATATATACGATACAAAGGGTCGTATATCTATGTGAAAGAATATATTAAATTATTTGCTAGGGCTGCGACAGCGGCGACAGCGGCGAAGGCTAAGGCACTTAAGGACGCTAGGGAGAAGCCTAGAGCAACAAAGAAATAACCCTTTTATAAACCTTTATCTTTTTCTAAAAACTTTTACAACTTTCTTTTTTCTAAAATTCTCTAAAAGTTTCTAACTTATCTAAGTCTTCCTCGCATTTGCTAAAATACCTAAGTAATACCCTTTTATCTTTTATGACACCAGTAATGGTAAGAGACAACTTCTATATTATCTTAGTGGTCGGCAGCGCGGCTAGCGCCCTAGGATACAGCATAGAGAACATCAAGTATGGTTATAGAAGATACCTATAATGGTTATAGAAGTATTATTGATGTGTTATGCGGGATATCGCATAAGTATATAAGGAAATATGCGAAGCATAAATACTCTTAATATATAATGCGATATCCCGCATTTTATATGTGAGGATACTAGGTTATGTTATAGAAGATACCTATAATGGTAATAGAAGTCTCCTATAATTATTACTTAACTTTATTTACTATTATCTTTTATAAACTTATAAACTTTTTACTATTTCTAAAAACTTTTACAACTTTCTATTTTCCTAAAAATCTCTAAAAGTTTTTAACTTATCTAAGTCTTCCTCGCATTCGCTAAAATACCTAAGTAATACCCTTTTATCTTTTATGACACCAGTAATGGTAAGAGACAACTTCTATATTATCTTAGTGGTCGGCAGCGCGGCTAGCGCCCTAGGATACAGCATAGAGAACATCAAGTATGGTTATAGAAGATACCTATAATGGTTATAGAAGTATTATTGATGTGTTATGCGGGATATCGCATAAGTATATAAGGAAATATGCGAAGCATAAATACTCTTAATATATAATGCGATATCCCGCATTTTATATGTGAGGATACTAGGTTATGTTATAGAAGATACCTATAATGGTAATAGAAGTCTCCTATAATTATTACTTAACTTTATTTACTATTATCTTTTATAAACTTATAAACTTTTTACTATTTCTAAAAACTTTTACAACTTTCTATTTTCCTAAAAATCTCTAAAAGTTTTTAACTTATCTAAGTCTTCCTCGCATTCGCTAAAATACCTAAGTAATACCCTTTTATCTTTTATGACACCAGTAATGGTAAGAGACAACTTCTATATTATCTTAGTGGTCGGCAGCGCGGCTAGCGCCCTAGGATACAGCATAGAGAACATCAAGTATGGTTATAGAAGATACCTATAATGGTTATAGAAGTATTATTGATGTGTTATGCGGGTTAGCGAAGCGCGCATTATATATTAAGAGTATTTATGCTTCGCATATTTCCTTATATACTATGCGCGCTTCGCTAACCCGCATTATATACAAGATGATACTAGGTTATGTTATAGAAGATACCTATAATGGTTATAGAACGATGTTAAGAGGTGTCTCTTATAATTATTACTTACTATTATCTTTTAAAAACTTTTACAACTTTATATTTTCCTAAAAGTTTCTAACTTATCTAAGCCTTTCTAACCTTCTCTTAAAATACCTAGAACTACCCCTTTTAACCCTTACAATACCAGTAATGATAATAGGATGTTCTAATGATTAGCAAATCACGCTAAACTATACTATCTATCCTCCATCGCATTCGCTAAAATACCTAGTATTGCTAAGGATACATCACTAATACCCTCCTATAATTATTATTACTCAACTTCTACAAATTAAAAAATGATACTTATCTTTATCTTAATAATTATAAAATATTACTATGCCTTTATCCCGTATATTCCACTTGTCAGACCTACATATCCGTAATGGTGATAATACATTCTCACGATATGAAGAGTATAGACAGGTATTTGGTGAAACCATCGTATCTTTAAACAACAATATAGCAGACCTAAAGTTATCCTTTGATGATTTTATAATAGTCATAACAGGCGACATCTTCCACAATAAGAATGTTATAGGGAACTATGGGTTGTTTATTTATCGCGAGTTTATCCAATCGTTATCTAAGATAGGTAGGCTGTATATTATATCAGGCAACCACGATTACGACCAGAGCGACCCTAATAAGCCGTCGCTGGTTTATTCTTCAACCTTTGATATCCCTAATGTAGTCGTTTTAAACTCTTCAACATCCTTTGTTATTGATGATGTGGGCTTCTCGTTTGTTAGTATTAACAATACTCTAGATAAATATAGAAATAGCGGGCGTATCCAAGATTTACCAGCATTCCCTATAATAGCCGAGCCCGTTAAGTATAAAGTAGCCCTGTTCCACGGAACTTTCGCATCCGCTAAATTATACAACGGCAAATCTATAGAAGAAACCTTCAACCCTTACCCTCTAGAATGGGTTCAGGAGTTTGACTATGTCTTACTTGGTGATATCCACAAGCGTCAGGTATTCCCTTATAAAAAGAAGACTATTTGTGGCTATTCTGGTAGCCTTATACAGCAGAACTTTGGCGAAGACATTATAAACCACGGGTATCTTATATGGAACCTTGATGGAAGCGAAGCGTGCGAAGCGTGCGAAGCGTGCGAAGCGACTGAGATAAATGTTTATAATGATATCGGGTATATCAATATTGTTGAAGATGTCTCTAATAATATCCTTATTAGAACGAACGGAGGATATACAGAACTCCTTTATTCTTATATTAAAGAGAATATCAACTATTTCCCTAAGAATTTGGAAATAAAGGCTTTTACAAAGATAAACTTCCAATCTCTTAGCATCCTGTTGAACTCCTTTGACATATCCTTTCGTATTGTCTCTAAAATGAACGACAGTTCTAATGACAGGTTGAACGACAATTCTAACAACAGGTTGAACGACAGTTCTAATGACAGTTCTAATATGGACGCTAACGCCGCTGCCGCTAGCGATACCCTTAGCAGACTGGATACCGACTATTTACTAGATTATTTTAAGAAACTCTTGACGCCTGACAAATATAAGATATTGCTAGGTATAATTAAGGATAAAGAAACGCTGTTGTTTGATATATCTAAATATCCCGAAGATTTACACGCTGACTGTATTAAACGCAATAAGGACTTAGAGCCCATCATCAATCTCTGTAATGCGACAGACGATACCCTGTCTCTTAAAAAGTCCTTTGTGATTAAATATCTGGAATGGGAGGGTCTGTTGTGCTACCAAAACAAATGCTCTATCAACTTTAAAGATTTGGACGCTAAGACCTTTATGATTAAAGGCAGCAACGGAACAGGTAAGTCTGCTATCTATGATATCCTACAGTTGGCTATATGGGCTACCAATAATAAGTTTGATACCTACTCAGCGGGATTTATAAACCACAATAAGGATGCTGGATACACCATAATAGATATAGAGATTGAAGATATAACCTATCGTATTAAAAGATGCTTTAACAAAAAGAAAGGCACCTTTAAAATCAACAACAAGTCCTCTGTTCTTTACAAGTATAATGAACTACAAAAACTAGAAATACTGAAGAAAGATACGGCGTGTAATGCTGAAGTTAAATCCTTGTTCGGTGATATAAACACCTTCTTATCAACCTCTATGATTACCCAAAGCATAGATAATGATATCCTCGCACTCAACTACAAGGATACTTTGGCGACTATTGACAAAGCCCACAATATCCAGTTTATCTATCATCTCTTTAATCTCTTTAAGATGGCTATAACCAAATACAAGGCATTTGGTAATGTTATACAAAGCAAAAAAGAGGTCTATGAGAAGTTGCTCTTTAACGGGGTTAATGAGGATGTTGAAGAAGAGGCGCTAGCACAACTTAGAGAAGAACAAGAGAGCCTCAGTATTGACAGAGATACGCAACTGACTGCTTACAATAGCATAAATGTTGATATTAATAACCAAGCAAATCTAGATATTGCCGATACCGATTATACAGGTCTTATTGGCGACATCCTAGCAAATGTAGCGACGGACGAAGAATACGCTAAATACAAAGAGCAGTTAGGACATTACAACTATCTATATTCTGTAAATCTTAAAGAACTTAAAAGATTATCTAAATTGTATTCACAGCAACTTGAAGACGACTTTAATAAATTACCTAGTGCTAGTATCAATAAGCCTTGCGAAGCCTCCTACCTGAAAGACGAAGAGATAGCGTTGCGAGATTATATGGATATTGAGAGCGACGCTACCGCCGCTAGCGAATACGACGCCGACGGCGACTTCCTTATTAAACAAAAGAACGACTTAAAAAGAAGTAAGGATACGCTCAGCGAATTAATTTCTAATAAGCCTAACAAGCCTGATAAGATTTCTACACAATCTCCAGATATTGCCTCAATAACCTCTATAATATTAAAGATATGTGGTGGCGATATAGATGCGTTTAATGAGTTCATATCTTGTAATACCAAGCCTTCATCTATAAACACCACAAATATACTAAAGAAACTGAGAGCCGCCGCTAATGGTAATGCCGCTGCTGCCGCTAATGGTAATGCTAATGGTAATAATGATATATCCATAGACTATTATAAAACTGTTCTAGATAGCAAGGCTGCGCTCATAGAAGAAATAGCGAGTATTAAAGAGACAATTGCGACTTACGAGAACGACTTTAATGCCTCTTTCTCTATCCAGCAGCAATTAAAGGCAGTTAATGTGCCTAGCGAAGCAATAACCTATAAACAGTTTAAAGGTGCTGGCTCAATTGCTAAGGAACTGAAGAATTATGACATAGAGGCTATTAATGTAGAGATAGCAGCCGACGAAGTTATCATAAATAAATACAATAAAAAGATTGCGAAGATTGACAAACTGAATAACGATATAGAAGTTTTAAATAAGGAACTGAAGGTATTCACTACAAACCATAAGTATAAATATAACCCTGATTGCTGCGTCTGCTGTGATAGACCTTGGGTCTCACGCATTAAGGAGATAGGTGTTGCTATGGATACGCTAACGGGTTCTAGAGACGCCATAGAATACAACGCAGACGACTTTGCGATGGTTAGCGAACGCCTAGCAGAGAATGTGGAACAGAGAAACAGGTATAATTTGCTGAAGGCGTGGTATCACTATTATAAGTTTAAAGAGGGGCACGACAAGATAACTAAAGAACTCAATAATATTATTAGTTCTAAAAATGAAATGTATGAGAAGTTGTCAGGGGTTGAATTAGAACTGAAGAACATAACCTTATATACCGAGTATTTTGTATCCTATGCGTTTATGCTATATGAAGAGTTGAATAATATGCGGCTGAATGTCGCTTATAAGGAATGGGAGAGCGGCTATAAGGAGACAAAGATGCGTGTTGAGGAACTAGAGAGAGCCATTCATTTTAGTGAGGTTATAAAGCCACGCATAGCAAAATACCGAGAACTGAAGAGATGCTATGATGACTGGGTATCATTTGATAGACACAAGAAGATTATAGACGGCTACCACTATTGTAGGCTAAGCAAGATTATAGAGGTCTGTGATTTATACAAAGAATACGAGAGGTGCGAGACGCTGAAGCCGCTTATTAAAGAGAAGGTTAGGTTAGGGGCGTTAATAAAGAGCCTAGAGGGTGTGATGAAGAAGGTGAATGAGGATATTGTGAAGTATTCCACAATAAACGCTTATAATAACGAGAATAAGGCGAACTATAGTGCTTTAATGGCGGTTGAGAGCAATATCAATAATATCATAGAGGTTCTAGATACCATCCTAATAAACTTTCAATCTTTTAGAAAAGAACTATATGATAACCTAATTCTTAATAAACTTGCTGAGCGAACCAATAAGATTATTAAGACCCTGTGTCATTCCAATACAAAACCTTTTAGGCTCAATTATAATGTTGATATATCTAATGATACCGTCCATATCAATTGGCTAATCCATAATGAGAATATTAGCGACGATAGCGGCAGCACCGAAGCAGACAAGCAGTTCATCTCAGTATCTCAGGCGTCTGGTTTTCAACGCTTCGCTATCTCTATGGCTCTAAGGTTATCGCTGTATTTCAATAATTACGATGTGCTATGTCGGCAACTCTTTATAGACGAAGGGTTCATCAACTTTGATAAGAATAATCTGTCGGTCGTCCCTGTGTTTCTTAAAAGCCTCTTACATTACTTTAATACAATTGTGGTTCTCTCGCATATTGATATTATTCAGGATACCGTTGATGAGACCGCTGAGATATCCTTTAACAAGGCTAGCGGTGTTTCTAGAATTGCTTACGGGGGCTGAATAAGGATATAAGCGTTAGACGCACTAAGAATAGGCAGCGAAGCGGCGAAGCGGCGCCGTTGATAATAATCTGTCTTATAAATAGAAAGATAGATGCCTCGTGATAACCTGAAGTTGTTGAATGTATCAGGGAGGAACAACAATTGTTTTTTTAATTCGCTCTATGTAGTTGTTAAAAACAACGAGACATTTAAGCAGTTATTTGTGGGGGCTGCTAACGGAAACAAGATACGCAACGGAGCACAACTGAGAAAATACATTTGCGAGTTTCTAATACACCGAGGGCACAATAAGTTTAGGGGATATCTAGTGATGGCTAAGTCATTACTAACTGCGTATTCTAATGACAAAACTGAGTTATTAAAGATGCACGATAAATTGATGGATGTAGCACAATTGCTGAGCGTTAATAAAATAGAGGTGGTATCTTTGATTGAAGCGGATATCCTAACAACGAATGTTGCTACAAAGGACGGGATACAAAGTCTGCTCGTAAAACACTTGCCTACCACAGATAGGATGCCTTCTATGCCTGAGTTCGCTTTGTCTATCCAAATGATTAAAGATGTCTTTAATATAATTGTTTTACCTATTGTTTTACAAAGACGAATGAGACAGGATGAGAGACCTAGAAGTATAAACTTGATTAACAAGTATAACTATGGAAAAAAGAGAATGGCTACTGGAGATGCTATACTAAGGTCTATGAAGATGGATATAAAGGATGCTAATGTTGTTAATAAGATACGAGAGCGGATTGGAAACAAGTTTGAAGAAATGAATAAGAAAAAGGGGTCTTCACGAATGTATAACAAGGCTAGTGAATATACCTTTGCGGTTCTAATAACCGACCAAGCACATTACCAAGTATTGTCATTAAATGGTATGTCAGCCCTTAAATATGTCCCTAGCAATTACGATGACTTGAGTATGTTTATTTTCTCTAGCGACAATTCATTCAGTTTCTCTCAAGAGAGCATAAGAAGCCCTCCAACATACGCCGAAGGACTAAAGATGTAATCCGCAAAGATGCTGCCGAGATGTTGCTAGATGCTGCTAGATGCTGCCGAGATGTTGCTAGATGCTGCTAGATGCTGCTAGATGCTGCTAGATGTTGCTAGATGCTGCTAGATGCTGCTAGATGCTGCTAGATGCTGCCGAGATGTTGCTAAGATACTGCTAGATGCTGCTAGATGCTGCTAGATGCTGCTAGATGTTGCTAGATGTTGCTAGACTTACTATTATTTTTATTCTTTATGATACCACTAATGATAAAAGGAATGCTAAGTATTACTATTATTTATTTTCTAAAAGTTTCTAAGTTCTCTAGCATTCGCTAAAATAACTAGTAATATTCTTTTTATTCTTTATGATACCACTAATGATAAAAGGAATGCTAGGTTGTTTTATGCGTGCTCCGCTAACCCGCATTATATACTAGGTAATACCTATAATGGTTATAGAAGATGCCTATAATGGTAATAGAAGTATGCTAAGTATTACTATTATTTATTTTTCTAAAAGTTTCTAAGTTCGCTAAAATACCTAGTATTATTCTTTTTATTCTTTATGATACCACTAATGGTAATAGAATGTTCTAATGATTAGCAAATCACGCTAAACTAAACAATATATCCTCCATCGCATTCGCTAAATTACCTAGTATTGCTAAGGATACATCATAGAGAACATCACTAATGGTAATACAAGTATTATCTAGTCTTACTATTATTTATTTATTATTATCTTTTATAAACTTATAAACTTTTACTATTTCTAAAAACTTTTACAACTTTATACTTTTCTAAAATTCTCTAAAAGTTTCTAAGTATCCTTACTTTCCTAAAAATACTTAGTATTATTCTTTTTAATCTTTATGATACCAGTAATGGTAATAGAAGTATGATAGGTTGTGTTATGCGATATATCGCATCATATATTAAGAATATTTATGCTAGGTATGCTTTGCTTACCGCGCAATATTTCCTTATATACTATGCGATATCCCGCATCATATACTAGATGATACTAGGTTATGTTATAGAAGATGCCTATAATGGTTATAGAAGATGTCTATAATGGTTATAGAAGATGTCTATAATGGTTATAGAAGATGTCTATAATGGTTATAGAAGATGCCTAGAATTATTACTTAACTTTTTATAAACTTATAAACTTTTACAACTTTTTATTTTTCTAAAATTCTCTAAAAGTTTCTAAGTTCTTCTAACCTTTGCTAGCATTCGCTAGCATTCGCTAAAAACATACCTAGTATTATTCTTTTTTATTCTTTATGACACCACTAATGGTAATACTTAGCATACTTCTATTACTATTATTTATTATTTCTATTATCTTATAAACTATTATTTATTCCCTAAACATACCTAGTATTATCCTTTTTATGACACCACTTACCTACATCCTTTATAGAAGATACCAAGTATTACATTAGCACCCATTCTAACAACCCTTATTTTATAGGTTTTTGTATATATAAGGGATACTGTAAATTACTAAATATATATGGAAGGTTTAATAGATACACGAAACGAATATATAGAACACATACAAGATATTCTTAGTGTCGCTATATCTAAGAGAATATATGCTATATATACCGAAATGATGGAAGAGAAAAAAGGGTTAAAGGGGTTCCAGAATGAACTCTATAGCATCCGCAAATGGAACAATAACATAGTTAGTGATGAATATAAGAAGATTGTTAAATATACCAAATGTAAATACCTGTCTAACCTTATTAAAATCATCATTATTACCACTATAAAGATAAAGATATATGAGTATAGAGAGCAGTTTGATAACATTAAAATAAAGATACCTAATCCTGAAGACTTCGTCCATAAATGCTATATAAATGCTGCTTCTTTCTCTTGGAAGAACGCTTACTTATATAATAGAAACAACATTAAGGACGCTGAATACCAAAACAACCTCAATTTGATTGAAGAAAATATAAGAGCGATTATAAAGAAGACTTTTAGAGACTTCGTGCCGTTTGACGAAATCTTTAAACAGATTGAAGATAACCTAACAGGTAATGTGAAACAGTTTAAGGATACTGGAGGCGGAAGCGGCGGAAGCGTTGCTAGCGGAAGCGGCGGCAGCGGCGGGGATGCTAGCGAAGACGAAGGCGAAGAAAGAGTTGAAGAGATTGTTAAAAAAACAAAGAAGGTTGATAAAGCAGCCTCTATTGAAAAGGTAAAGAAAGCCAAGGCAGAAAGCGAACCGGAAGAAAGCGAAGAAAGCGAAGCGAACGCTAGTGATGAAGAGAACGCTAGTGAAGACGAAGAGGAAAGCGAAGCGGATGAAGATGAAGATGAAGAGGAAAGCGAAGAAAGCGAAGCGAACGCTAGTGAAGATGAAGAAGACGAAGAAGACGAAGAAGACGAAGCGAACGCTAGTGAAGACGAAGAGGAAAGCGAAGCGGACGATAACGAAGAAGAAAGCGAACCTATAACTGTTTTAAAAGAAGATACTGAAAATGTTTATAGTAAAATAAATAATATTGTAGATATACCAGATATACCATTAACAAAAAATAGTAATGAAGTGTATAATAAGCAACCACAAGAGATACTATTTAAGGCATTCGCTAGCAGCGGCAGCGGCGGCAGCGGCGGCAGCGGCGATAGCGAACAAACGAATAAACAAGAAGAGGAAAGCGACGCTAGGGACACGAGCGAAGCGAGGGAGGTGCCTGATAATATACGCAAGGAGTGGAACAGTATTAAAGACGACTACCATTCTTTATCTCAGGAAAATACAGCGTATAATAAGAAGTATGAAGCGGGAGCGGGAGCGGCGACAGCGGGAACGACAGGAACAAGCGGTAAATACGAGAATGACGATGATGACGCTATAAGTATCGCTAGCGTCCGTAGCGTAGCGAGTGCCCGTAGCGTCGCCAGCAATATTACTGATATCAGTATGATAAAGAAGATACATATTAAAGAAGCCTCTAATAAAACCAAGAAGCCCAGTTTCTTCTAAGAAAAGTATATAATAATAAGATGATATAGTAATATTGAATTAGTAAAATAAAGATGTTGATGGTTCGTAAGTCCTCTTATTGTTTCCTCTGCTATTCGGCGGACAACATCATATATACAAATACCATATTCGTATGTAAGAAATGTAATACTGTGGTTAAAAAATGCGATATATGCAACCTTTATTGCGGCGATAAATGCCTAGAAATGTTTGACAGATGCCTTACTATTACATAGCCTAATAAGTATTCTTCTTAACTTTAATGAGTTTAGAGTTTTTCTTTTTAACAAAGACACCTGGGTCATAATCCTCTATGTCTTCTCCTTCTTCGTTCGTAAGCCCCATTAAGTCTCGCTGGTCTTGTAATGCTTGCATCTCCCATAGGTCGTGGGAACACATCTTGTAATTGATGTCCTGTGCTTTATACCAAAATACGATGTCTGATATATTGTTAGACTGGACTTTATTGTCTATAACAAGGCACTCAAAGTTCTCGGTGCACTGGTTCATCACTTGGTTAAACACATCAAATGTCGGGAACATACCCGCATAATGATTGTATATCTTCTCTCGTTCCTTAACAATATTATTACGAAATATGAAGACATAGTCAATATTAGAACGCAAGTCGGGCGGCAACCCTAGCCCGTGCTGCATAGTGATTAAAAGGAATATCTTGTAATGCCTCCCGTTCATAAAGATACACCTAATATTCTTGTCGGTCATCGCCGACTTGTTATACATACAGTCGTCTAATATCAAGAATGCTCGTGGGTCTATTGAGGAGTTCCCGTGTTTAGCCATATCCCGCTTTCGCTCATTCGTTATGTTTATCTGGCGTGTCAAAAACTTGCTTATCAACTTCTCTTCCAGTTCGTCGTATATCAGCATTTTGGGGATAAACTTCTCAAAGTATCCGTTAGCCCGTTCTGTAGGTGATACCACAACGCCCACAGGTATATCCTTGTTATGGCTGAGGATATCCTTCATACAATAACTTTTACCAGTATTACGCTTGCCGATAAAGGTAACTACCGAGTCACCCTTAATCCTCGCAGGGTCAAACCTCTTAAGTTCTAGTTTCATTTAATTTATAATAACAAAAATAATATATTCTATGTATCACAGAACAAACAGAGTGCTTATATGCTAAATAGCCGCAAAGAATATATAAAGGATATGTGAAGAATATATAAGGAATACTGGGAGATATTACTATATTGCTAACCGCTAGCGACCACATATGAAGCATTACTGGATTAATATAGATAAGACTGGCTATACTAACGACCGACGAACATTTATGGAAGAGCAGTTTAAAAACAATAAGTTAGAGAATGTTAGGATACCTGCTATAACGCCAAAGGACTTTGACGAGGTGCTAGAAGATAAGCGTCCTTTAACCTGTAAGCACCCAGGATGCGTCCGGTGTGAATATGAATACGCTTGTATATCCAGCCATATTAAGGCGATGATTGAGGGGCTTAAGGACGCTGATAACGAGTGGTTCGTGGTGATGGAAGATGACATAGTGATACCTTTTGATATCAACTATAACAAGTTGATTAGCGAACTGCCTCCTGACGCTCAACTGGTTCAGTTGCTAATTTTATACGGGGCTACTGTTAAAACCCTATATGAACTGTCGGTCGCCCATAATATGCGGTTTATTAAATGGAGATACCTATTACCATCTACAGGTATGTATATTATATCCCGAGAAGGTGCTAAGATACTGGTCGGCAAATACTTTAAAAATAATAAATACAACTTTACAAACTGTCCGTTCCAAGTGGTCGCTGATGTCGCCCTCTATTCGTCTATAAACTCCTACGCTACCACATTCCCTTTTGCTTTCCCTAATATAAACTTGGTGTCTGAAATACACCCCGAGCATTACGAAGCACACAAACAAACCTACCTAGAAATTATGGAGGTTATAGATACGGCTGTTGAGAACAAAACGATACCTTATATCTAGCCTTTAGGTAGCCTTTAGGCGGGGCGTCCCTAATCTATATGCGAGATACGCTTATATCCTTTTCTAGGTCTAGCCTAGTACATCGTATGGTCGCTAGGCTGTTTAAGCGATAGCGGCGTATGCTTATCGTCGCTCTTCGCATTCTCTCCAATATTGTATTTTTCGTTAAAGAAATAGATTACTATTAGTTGTTTGCGGTGGTCTCTCAGTTTATCCGTGCAATACAATATATATGTTTCGTCCTTACCATTAAGGTTCTTATTTTTTATCCATACTTTAAAGAGTTCATTATAGAGTATTACTGATTGGTTGATTAGAGGATACTTGTCTATCTTGTTGGTCGCCAGCATCTGTGCCTCCTCTGCTAGTCCTATTATATGTAGAAAATGCTTCGTGATACAATCACGGCACCTCTTGTTCTTGTTTGTTAGATGTTCCTCTAATAAAATAGACTGCTTGATGATTTGCTGCATATTATATCTAGGGTCGCTAACAGGGTCTATTGAGTCACAACCTGTAGAACAAGTGCCCGCCGCTCCCGCTCCCGCCGCTCCCTTAGTCTGCTCTTTATAATTTATATTTAAAAGCGTAGCCGTGTTAGAGCCTATCCCTAAGTGATGGTCGTTTAGATTGTGAATATACCACAATATTATTATCGTTGATAGTATTATCGTGAAGACAATAATAAATGTTTCTAATATATTCATCATAAAATATTAATTCTACTAATATAGCAGAAATATATTATACTCTATAATAAAGTAATATGATGCTACTAGAAGAACTTGAAGCATTTAAGGGAGGCGGCGGCGGAGGTAGCGGAGGTAGCGGAGGCGGTCGTGGCGGCTCATCACGAAGAAAGAATAAAAGCGGCGAAAGCGGCGGCTTGCGCGAACGCATAAATTACTTTGCCGCTTTTGCTATCTTCTCTTTCCTAGTAGTCATGTTTTTCTTACCTGCTATGTTTTTTAACACTAAGAAAAAATAATAAATATCATTATATAATAGGTAGATTATATAGTATATAAAGGATGGTATTAACTGGTGTGAATATAGGCGAGTTGTTTTTAGAAGGGTTTAAGGGAGGCGGCAAAGGTAAGGGTGGGGGAGCAAGCGGAGCGGGTGCGGCTGACGGCACAGGTGATGCCGGAGGCGCCGCTAACTCTAATGGCGTTCTTACAGCAGGAACCGCAGGAGCCGTAGGCGGCGCATTACTTTCGGGAGGTTCTGCGGCTTCTATGAGTATGAGTAATGTAGGCTCTAATAATGTTGAGAAGTGCCCTTTAACTGACGAGACGCTATATTGTCAGGTTAGCCGAACCGCAGGAATAGCCGGTATGGTCGTATATATACTCATTATTATAGGATTGGTAATAGGCGTCTTATATGCTATTTATTATCTGTTCTTTCGTAGCGGCAGCGGCAGCAGCGGTGCTAGCGGCGTGATTAGCAAAGTAGCCCGTAAAGGTCGCTAGAAAGATACAAAGTATTCTTTACTAATACTTATTACTTATTTTTACTAAAATTGATATATTGCGAAGCATTCTTGTATATCTATTATACACCTCTAAGTATGAAAGTATATGTATTACATAGCAGCAATTTATCCAAGCGGAAGAAGCACATATTAGAACAGTTTAGAAAGCATAACATATATAACTTTGAGTTCATAGAGAAGTTTGATGCTAGGGAGATAACCGAAGAAGAAAGCAGACCATTTGCTAAGGATTATAAAAGAACCTTAATGTCGTTGTTCCTGAAGCACATTTATGTTTATCAGTTAATCGCTAAAGAAAGCGAAGCAAGCGAAGCGGAGCCCACAATAATATTTGAAGATGATGTTATATTGGGTGATGATTTTTATGAGATACTAGAGAAATATATGAATGAAGCCTGCGACTGTAAAGGAGCGAACGGAGTGAGCGATACTAACAAATACGATATGTTATTTATTGGCTGTGGGTATAACCTACATATCAACAAAGAGGTCATAGAAGAAAATAAACATATTTATAAAAATCCCTATACACGGGCTACAGACAGTTATGTTATTACTAGCAGTTGTGCTAAGAAAATATGCGATTACTATGAAGCGACCCTAATGGGAGCGACGGCGGCATTAGCATGCCCTATAACATTACCTATAAACTTGTGGCTAAACAAAGCAATATTAGATAAAGGGCTAAATGTATATTGGTGCGAACCTACGATAGTTTCTCAGGGTTCGCAAAGCGGATTATTTGAGATATCTTTGTAGAACAGTATATTATAAATCTATGTTATTAAATAGAATGGTTAAAAGTAAGACTGTGATATATACTGGTGGTGGTGATGAAGAAGATTATAAATATATTAAGGAGCAAATTAGAAAACATACATATATTTTTTATATGAAAACATATCTTGAAAAACTTGATAAATTGTATAGCGTAACTAACAAATTAATTGATATAGAGATTGAATTTTATGACGAACCTGCTGATGCCCTTATTCAAGGGGAATATTACAAGGCTTATGATGATACAGAAACTACAAATATAGGTTTTGATAAAAGAACTATCACAATTAACAAAAATAAACACAAGGAATACTGTGAAAAGTTAGCATCAACTATAAATAAAACAAGAATACATATTCGTTTAAAAAAACCTGAGGAAGAAAATAATATATCAAAAGTTATTGGTAATATTGATATAATATTAGATAATATTGATATAATATTATCCCGCCATTCTAATCAACCCAAAAATAGTTGGATAGAAGAATTAGAAAGAATTCGTATATATTTAATAAAAGCAAGGGTTGTATATTCAACTGATACTGATTTTAAAGATATATATACTGTTGAAAAAGAGAAAGAAGAAAAAAGAATTGCTGATAGTATAAATATATATTCACAAAATTTACAGATAGAAAAAGAAAAACAAGAAGAAAGAATGCTTCAAAATAATATTTCTGGAACATTTCAAAACGGTCAAGTAAAAAATATGGATGATTACCCGAATAATCCCACCATAGGCGGCAGCCCCAAGATAAAAAAGGCAAATAAAAAGGATGTTCTAGGTAAAGAAAGGTGTATCTACAAGATATCTGGAGACCGGAAAGAATATGTTAAATATAAGGGCAACTTGATGACACTTAAGGATTATAAGAATATAATGAAGAAGAAAAAATAATAATTACCCATCTAGCCTAGCAAGCCAAGCCTATTCAGGCAACAACAGGTATGCGAAAGTCGCCAAGGTATATAATGTGGTGCCCCATAGGGTATCTAGAATACCTACAGACACATCCATATCCTTATATATCGCTAGCGATGTGAAGTTATATATACCGTATATTGAGAAACCCACAGCGCCTCCATACATAAGAGAATTTAATAACTTTCTTTCTATGCTAGCATCATCCTTGCTCTTTATATTTAGAACCGTGAAAGGGATGGCGACATATATTACAGAGAATAATATGATAATATAGGCAATTATTGTGTGCTCTATACGAGGCTCTAATTCGGTCTTTTGTATTTTTAGAATGGTATTAGAATACGAGACCATATTGAAGGATATCCATATAAAATCTAAAAATACAAGCACGACGGATATTATAAGATACTTAATATAAATATCCATAGCGTCTCTCTATCTATCTATACTATTATAGAACTATTATAATTATTTTTTATTTATTATTGGCAATACGAAACTTATCTATTATTTTTACAAAATCATCATAAGGCATCACATAGCCTTTATTATTGTTATCTGTTAGAGGCGGACTAGGGACGCTCAGGACGCTAGGCGGGCTCAGCGGCGACAGCGGCGACGAAGGCTGCGGCGACAGCAGCGACATCGGTTTAACCTTAATAGCCTTAGCATTAATAGCCTTCGTCGTCTTATCATTTGCTGTCGCCGCTTCCTTCGCCGCTTCCTTCGCTACCATCCTCCTACTACTAAGCATCCCTAACTTACCTCCTGTAGCCTTTACTGCTGTCGCTTCATATATAAACGGCTCAACCTCCTTATATATGTCGCCGTTCTCCATATTAACCACATAATAGTCGGCTGTCTTCTTTAAATATGCGGCAAGTTCCCTAAACATCCCTACTAGGTCTTCATATTCCTCCGTGGTATCGTCTATTCGCATATTGGTTCCTATGAAATCTATATAGCCGTCTCTTAGCATATCCACAAAGCGGTCTCTAAAATCCCTTAAGTAGGGGATATTATTGCTGATACACATCCTCATATAGTCCCTCGTAATATCAGTAATAAATAGGCTTGACCTATCTTCGTTCCTTGATATGTATTCTCTAAGTATATCTAGATATTTATGGTCGGCACCAGCGGTAGCGGCAGCGTTAAAGTTTATCTTCTTATAGCCTTCGTAATCAAATAGCCCTGTTGCTCTAAGAGAACTTAGGCGATACTCAAATCTTCTTTTTGTATTCTTCATATAGTTTTGCGGATACAACGCATCTTCATTCAGTAATAGGCTGTCTATAAACAGGTTGTCAAAGTTATAGTTAAAACGCCCATAATCTCTGCTACGGGTTGTGATAGGTTCGTATGTTGGGTCGTTATTATATCCTGTGTAAAATCCAGAGCCTAAGGCGTCATAATATATAGCATAATTCACCACATCAATATTAAAAAACTTGTAGCAGTCGCATATAAAATGCTGATGAAGTGTATATTTAACATTAAAATATGAGTTCGGTATAATATCCTCGTTTATTTGTGTTCCTAGACATACTGATGTTATGCTACCGCTGCTACCGCTGCTACCGCTGCTACCGCTGCTACCGCTGCTATCATCGCTAGCATCACTCGCTATCGCAGCAGGATACGCCGACTTACCAGAGTATATCTTAAAGTCCTTTATGTTATATAGCCGCTTCTTGCCTCCCTTAAAGATATTCCTGTATAATATATCCATATATTCCTTTGGTGTATTATGAACTTTACATAAATTGTATTTAACACCTCCTACTACCAGAGTATTTTCCACTTTTATTCTGGTGCTTGGCTGTAATATGATTTGGTATAGTTCGTCATTAAAGTTGATATAATCTATACCATCCTTAATCTCCAATATATATACTGAGCCGCTATTCCGTATATTCTCATAAGCGTATCTTAACGCTATGCTGATATTGAAGGTACAAGATAAAAAGGATGTTAAAACCAAGTCATTCGTAAGGCTCTGTGTCGAACTATGAAAGTCCTTATGGGTTCCGTGAAAAACATATATAGGTCTCTTGTTATTCTCTGGGTTATGCTTTGCGTCAGCACAAAATTTTAGCAAATATCGCACCCTCTTATAGGCGGCTTTCTCCATAACCACGCCATTCGCTATATAGTTCTGTATAGCACTATTAACAACCCTGCTGTAAGGCTCTTGAGCCCCTATATAATATTGCGTGATACTTAATAGCCGTGCCGGTGTTATATGAAACGGCTGAAATGTATGAATGCCTGATATATATGTATGGGTATCCAGAATTGTTATCGCAGGCAAAGGCGAATTATACCTGAACCAGTAATAATACGCCGGAACGCTGGAAGTTCCCTTATCCTTATATATGTTAGCGGTGTTAGCGAGGTTCCCGAGGTTAGCGAGGTTCCCGAGATTAGCGATATTGCCGTTGTTATTATTTATAGTATATAATATGGTTCTTATGGTATCGTCGTCGGTGTATCCTTTAATGTCGCTAAATTGCTTCTCGTATCCCCGATTGTCGCTAGTAATCTCATAGTCTTCCCTGAAATTGGCGTGTAATTGATTGATGGTGCGTAGCAGCCCTCTTATGTTATCCCCAAAGAACGGGATAATATGCTTGTCGTCCTCCACAAAATCCAAAATATTTAATGTTATATGCGATGGTAATATAGACATATACTTAGAGTATGCTAGGTATGTCGTTTCGTCCGTATATTTTATCTCAGGCTCATCGTTAAAGGCTATTTTGTTAGCCTTAAACGCTATCCTGATAGCCCTGTGTAATATCGTTGAATACAATATCTTCTCGTTATACTCGTTGTAGTCGCCGCTACCGCCTCGTCTGTTGCCGCCATAACTCTGCGACATACTATGAGAGAACTTCACGATATACTGAGGGTTCGCCGGTAAATTGTAATTGTAATATGCGATTGGCGACATATTAATATTGTTGATGCGGGTTATTATGTTATCCTGCGTGATTGGTGCGGAGAAATACACGAAGTCCGCAAATGTTCTCTCGGCATCCGCATATCTTCTCATAGTTATCGCATCAAACATATTGAATTGCGGCATATTTTTCTTAAATGTTATACGATATATTTGGTGTATGAATTGTAATAATACGATGAGCCGCCGCATATGTCTCACATAATATGCGTATGGTATATTCTGTTTCTGCGATATATCCTCGCAGGATGCGGCATATATACTAAGCAGCCTTTTATACTTTCGCATTAAGGGCTCTTTGTTGGCGTTTAGGTATTTCTTGCTGGTCTTGCTAGTATTGCTAGTGCTGCTAGTATTGCTGGTATTGCTAGTATCCATTCATAACCTCTGTGAAGATAAAATAAAAATAAAAAGAATTAGTGCGTGTTAGGTATCCTTTAGGGTATCCTTTAGGGTATCCTTGGGTATCCTTTAGGGTATCATTTAGGGTATCATTTAGGGTATCCTTGGGTATCATTTAGGGTATCATTTAGGGTATCATTTAGGGTATCATTTATGGTATCCTCGCTTACTTACGACGAACTATTGTGGGCTTTCGTGCTGTAGGCTTGGTAGGTTTAACGGGACGCTTGGCGGGCTTGCGTGATGTAGGCTTAGCCTTCGCTTTAGCCGCCTTCTTTTTAATATTCATTATTCTTGCTAATAATCTTATCTTAGTTAATTTAGTATATCCGCCTCTTCTAGACCGGTTCATTTCTTCTTCTTTTTTTCTTTGTTCTCTTTCCAACAATAGTTTTTTTCGTTCTCTTAGTATAGCTAAATTTGCGCTTGTTAAATTAAAAGCATCATTATGCAATTTAGTATTATGTCTATCAGTTGCAACATCTTCTTCCAAAACTGCTAAGCGGTTTTTCATATGTAATAACGATGGGTCATATAATTGCCTACTTACCTCTTTTCTATCTATTTGCCCGTTAGGCTTTCTTGCACTATCATGTGCGTTTAATCTTCTATTCAATACCGCACTTTGAACTCTCTCTAATCCTTTTTTTCTTTCTTCTGCTGTAATTCTGGATGAAGTTCTAACTCTCCTTGGTTCATGTTCTTCTTCTAGAGCATTCATCATTCTCTCTTGAGATTCATATTGTTTTATTCTTTGAATGGTTTCTGGTGTTTGCTTAGTGAAACGACTATAATATCCTTGTACTTGCTTTGGTGTAACTTCGCTAATATCATTACCTCTCCTACTAGTAGGCCAAAAACCGTCAGCCCAACTACTACTAGTTTGGATAGCAGTTCTAGGTCTATTAGACCTATTCATATATTATTCTATTATATATATAACATTATAAAAATAAAATCCTGTTAGTTTATTCAACAACTTCTAGTAGTCCTTATATAATCTTCTGCTACTTAAGGAAAATATATCGCCCCCAAATATTGCGGCTACGCCATTTATTTACGCGCGCTTCACCACAGACGGAGAATTAGTTGTTTCTTCTACAAGAATATATATCTTCTTCTAATAAACCTCTCTCAATTCATAGTAAACTACTACTATGAATTGCCTAGGTTGTGCTATATATCTACCGACATTCAACGACATATTAGAATATATACACGGGCTTACGCCCTGTCCGCAAGCATCCTATCAACTACCTTTCTGCTAATCATTCTAACATAGCAGCCATTATTTATATCAACCTTCTCGTTTTTATTCTGCTCTGTAAGAGTTAAACCGTAGTATTCACGAATATCAGCGGGCATATTGCCGATTTTACGCATATCAGCCTTCGGCTTTATGATATCCTTCGCTCCGCTATGCGAGTTAGCGGAGCGAACAGCGTTAGCAGCGTTAGCGGTAAAGCGTCCTTGTTTAGCCATCAAGGAGCGAATAGCCTTAGGGTTAGCAGCAGCGGCAGCGGCGGCAGCAGCGTTAGCGTACATACCATTCATACTATGAAGACCTCCTGACAATTTAGGCGACGCAGACGACGCAGCAGCCCCAGCAGCACCAGCATCAGCCGGAAACATACCTAGTAAGTTCTCATACAAAGCGTTATTCTCTTCTTTCGTAGGCGTCATAATTAAACGGCACAAAATTATTGTTATAGCCCCGTATTCAAACTCGTATAGTATCCTTATTATAGTATTCGGCAACAGGATATACTGGTATAACTGGTCGTTCAAGTTTATATAGCCTTGCTTATCGTCCGTCTCTATTATATAGATATAGCCTTGTCCCTTTGTAACTACTTCGCAGTAATATGACGCCGTATAAATGTTGAGACTGGTAGATAAAAAGCCCAGTATCTGTATGTCATTATCTCGGTCTTTCATAGTATGTAATCGGTTAGCGGTTCCGTGGTAGAAATACAGGTTATTATTAGCATACTGCGGGTCTATATCCATACTCTTATAAACACCTATAGTATCCATAACCCTCATTAGCATCCTTTCCCTGTCTTGTGGCGTATTAGGAATATCTAGCACCGAACTATGGACTTTCGTTATAACCTTGTAAATTGCCTCGTTCAACATCTTGCTCCACGGAGCAACGCCGTGGTTCTTATAAGCATTCCCTAGTTTTTGGAACTCGGCGTTCTTTTTGCTTCCATAAGGTTGCCACAAACTGTGATTTACCATATTATAAATACTGTTCGCCGCCCCTGTGCCTTTTATTTTACAGGGAACCCAAGTGAATATAGGGAACATCCCTGTATATCCTTGGTTAAAGAAGATGTGTTGGTAGTAATTATGTGCTCTAGCAACATAATCAGGTGTCTGGGCGTTCAGCGAATACATTATATTACGCCGTATCTCATCATTACTGCCGAAAGACTGTTTCTCCATACCCTTTAATACATCTTCATAATATGCGTGTCTAACCGTAGCCTCCTTCGCTATCCCTGTTATACGAGGCATCTTTGCGAGCCTCTCATTAATCTCCCCTATAAGTTCGCTAAAAGGCTTGTATGTGTTTAATATAGCGTCTGTCGTAGCGATAAAAACAGTTCGGGGTAGCCCGCTATTCGTAATATTATACTTGAATGGTTTAAAACTCAACTGTTGTAATGCGTAGTGTAGCGTATGCGGGAATTGGAGCGCCGGAAAAGGGATAGTAGAAAATTGCCTAGTATCTAACTCGTTAAAATGATTATAGGTTAGCGTCGGTGTGATAAACTGTAAATCTCTTGGGCGTCTCCCGTTATCGTCCCAATCCTTTCTTCTCATATCAAATATATATTGGCGATTTAACAAGGTGTTTATAGAGTATGCTTCGTTAGTTCTCTCTAAATTGTCAAGCACACCCTTCGTTACATTCAACTTAAAATTGTTATGTTGATATACCACAGTTCCTTTATTGAAAGCGTAATCAATCATTTCATTTACGGGATTAATCCTTTTGTTATCGCAATATTTCTTCATCTCGTCGTCAAACATAATTAACCAAATTGGTAAGGGATTGTCGTATTTATAGTTTGAAAACAAATCGTCATAATAATAAGTTAAATGTAAATACTTCGTTAAAATGACGACGACTATCGCATTAACCACATTCGTTATAAAAGAATAACTGCTAAGCACGCCGTTAGCATCGCACTCCGCCTCCAATTCGTCGCAGCGTTTGTGGAAATCCTTTATACAACCTGCTATATATTCTTCGCATTTCTGCTTATTTACCGCCTGCATCCTAATCTCATTTGCCTTAGCCTCCTGTGCGGCTTTTAGTGCTGCCGCCTTTTTCTTCTCGGCAGCAGTATTCTGTCCGGTCTTAATGTCGTTTATATGTGTGTTTATATCGTCCAAAAAGTTCTTAGAAACCACTTTGCGAATTGCCTTCTTCAAGTCCTCGTCATCGTAGTTATAGAGTTTGTGGATTAGCCTCTGGAAAACCGGACCTTTTAATCCTATTCGCGCGCTTGTTATCGGGTTTTTTATCGTAAGCATCTTCATCTGTGCGGGCGTCTTACCCTTCTTTAGTGCTCGCAACTCCTTGACAAAATTCAACGCCTCTTCTTTTGTAAGTCTATTAGCGGTGTCATTCATTTCTATTATGCTTTTTGCTGCTTTATATGATGCTGTTGGCGAATAACTCATCTTGCCGCTTGAAGAACTGGACTTTGCTGCTAACGCTGCTAGGGCGGCTGGCGCTAGGGCGGCTGGTGCTGCTGCTTGCTGTGCTGGCGCTGCTGGCGCTCCCCGTGCTGCTTGTGCGGTGCCTCTAGAAGGCGATGGAGAGCGAGACGAGCGAGCGGATGCTGACGATAGTGCTGAGCGAGCGGCTCTTGACGGTGCCTGTGCCGTCGCCATCGCCGCTGTCGCCGCTGTCGCCGCTGTCGCCGCTGTCGCCGCTGTCGCTTTCCTGTCTTCCTCGTATAAATAGATTTCATCTATAAAATTTAAAACATGCTCTTTGTAAGTTAGAAAGTGTCCTTTAATATCAACTTTAGAGCCGTCGTCTAACTTGTAATAGCAGAATGACAAGAAACTTAATATTATATTACTATTCCTCTTTAATTCCACATGTGTTAATGGGTTCTCCCATTTGCCTGTGCGTCCGCTATACAGATATACTAGTAATCCGCCATAATCATCTACAGATAGCCTATCGTAATCCTTATATACACTAGCAAATTTAGGGTTCTTTATTAATCCTTTTATTGATAACCTCTTTATTGACATTTACACTTAATATATATTAATATTATAAAAAAATAAAAGTATTTAAGAATAAGGCTACGCCGCTTCGCTGCCGCGCTGCTGCCGCTCCCGCCTTGCTTTACTCAGCAGCCGCCGCCGCAACATCGCTACCGCTACCATCAGTCGCCGCTACCGCTACCGCAGCAGCCTTGCTCTCATTCCAATTAATAGCCGCAAGTTTCATCAGTTCCTTTCTCTCCTTCTCAGGGTTCTCCTTGATTAAACGAGCCATCTCGTCCTTAATATACAAGTTATACTTGCTGGGTGCCTTCTTGATAACCACGCCATCACCATCAACCTTCACAGCCCGCTTTTTACCTTGCCCCAACTTCAGGGCATCTTTAAACGCAGCGACAGCAGCCTTCTTAGTGTCATCTAGCGTATATTCCTTGTCATCCTCAATCGCCGCTAGGAAGCACTCCTTGATTTTCTTTCCAGACACACTCTTAGCGACACTCATATTTCCTCTTATAACCTTAAAAGTAATGTAAGTTTTATATAATTTTATATGTATAATAATATTAAAAGGGTATAATGGAAACATTCTTAGGAAAAGACCATATTGATTACAAGAAATATATAGAGCAGTTTAATATTGTTATTGACGCCATAGACGAAATCGCTTTCCTATCCAATACCCTTGACTACGAAAGGCTCGTCGTATTTTTTAAAGAGGTCGTTGAGATATTTGAGTTTTTTAAAAACATAGATGAGAATGATGACAATAGCGAGGGGTTCAGTAATATGACTAACAAAGACGACCTGTTTCTAAGTATTATAGATAGCAACGAATACAATAACCTTATTAAATTTATGGAGACTTACCGAGAGACCATAATAAGGAAGAGCGATAACTTAAAAGAGAAGATAACAGGCTTACTAGAATTTAAGTCTTTAGTTAATCCTAGTAGTCCCGACGAGACACCGCCTAACCAGTATATAAAGGTTGTTTATAATGGTAATGTTGAATTGATACAGGCTAAAATGAAAGATATTAGCGATAAGTTGAAAAAGAACATAGACGATAAACTGCCTGTTATAGATGAAAAGAAGGTTAAATTTGATATTAAATTAATCACAAAGAATGATATGATATGTATATTGTCCTCTTACAGGCTTTTAAAGATGCTCGTTTATAAGCAAATGCATGTCATAGACAGAGAATATTATACGGCTACCAAAGAAGATGTCCTAGAGTTCCGTAAAGAACTATATGATATATATACGATGTTGTGCGAACATTTTAACAGAGAGAAAAATCTATATGTTGAAGACATTCACACAAAATTCCTAGAAGTTGTTGAAGGTGCTAGAGACCTAGAAAAATATGGAGATATACCTGCGAATGCTACCGAAGGTGCTATGGAAGCTACCAAAGGTGCTGTAGAGGCTACCGAAGGTGCTATGGAGGCTACCAAAGGTGCTGTAGAGGCTACTGTAGGTGCTAAGGAAGAAATAGATACTAATATAGTTGATGAAGATACAGGTGATAATGGCGTAATGGATAAAAAATTAAAAGAACTAGATGCAGAATATCAAGATGAAAAAAATAGAAAAAAAATAGCAATGAAGATTGCAATAAAAACACAACCAGCACCAGCACCACCAGTAGCACCAGCACCAGCACCACCAGTAGCACCAAAAGGAGCACTTGGATTAGAAGATTTTATATCAACAAACCCATTAGAAGCAAGGAAAGCACAAGTAGAAGCAGAACTAAAAGCAGAACTAAAAGCAAAAACAGACGCAGTAATAGCAGCAAAAGAAAACGCACAAGCAAAACTAAAAGCAGGTAAAGAACAAGGAGAAGCATTTTTAAATGATTTAAAAGACCCACAAAAAATATTAACTAGTTTTTTTAAATAACACCATAATCAACCTCGCCTATCACTAGCCGCCCTTAATTCAGCAACCTCACACCTCAACTCATTCAATTCTTTTTTAAGAGCCTTTATACATTCCACAAATAAAGGCGCCATCTTCTCATAGCAAATAGTTAAGAAGTCATCGCCACTCTTAGATACGATATTATTATGGGTGTCTCGTGTCATATCAAATGGAGCCAGCCTAACAATCTCAGGGAGAATGCTCTGGACTTCTTGAGCGCTCAGTCCCACATCAGGGGTTTTGGTGAAACCGTAATTCAACGCCAAATCATTAGGGACAAAGTGGAACCCATTAAGCCGATTTATTAAGTCTATAGGGTTCGCTATGTTAGATGTATAATTTTTTAACCTATTGTCTGAGAAAGATGTGGTAATACCCTTAGAACATATAATAGCCCCATCAACCGTTAGCGTATCTATGTTGCTCGTCGTCCCTATGGATACATTCGTCATACTATACACATTACTCGCCGATATCACCCAAGCCGACTTAATGCTATTGATTGAGAATACCAAATTATTACTTGAAGATAATATATAATTGCTATTTTGTGTATTGGAGATACGCAAACTGTCATTTAGTGTCGCAACATTATCTAATAAATTCTTGGAAAATATGTTGCTAGTCGCTAGCACATAATTGCTAGTATCCATCACGACATCCCGTCCTCTCCTTATATACTCCCCTAATATCTTCACATCGCCATTATTACCCAAAGTGAATACATTACTATCCCTGTTAGATGCTCGTATAATATCGTTTATCGTGTCGTTCTGCTTAACCGCTAGTGCCTGCGTGGTATTGCTAGAGTTCATTATCTCTAACTTTTCCGTAATATATACTTCGGTATCTAGCGTTGTGCTAGCACCTCGCACTATCAAGTTAGAACTAACCGTTAAATTACCATAGATGCTGAGGTGATTATCGTAAGCGTTGTTAATGATGAACTTCTTAGCGGCGCCTAGATTTTCTGTTATCATATCCGTCGTTAAATCAGTAATCCGTCTAGATATAATGTTGCTAGTCGTGCGAATATAGTTGCTAGCATTCTGGTCGTTGAGGTCTGTGCGGGATACCAAGATATTACTTGTCGTGCGGATATAATTGCTGGCGTTCTCGTCATTTTCTCTAATCTTGGATACTAGGTTATTGCTGGTGCTGCGAATGTAATTGCTAGCGTTGTTGTCATTCTCACTAACCTTGGCTATGAGGTTATTGCTGGTGCTGCGGATATAATTGCTAGCGTTCTCGTCATTTTCTCTAACCTTGGCTATGAGGTTATTGCTGGTGCTGAGGATATAGTTGCTAGCGTTCTCGTCATTTTCTCTAACCTTGGCGACGAGGTTATTGCTGGTTGTCAGGATATAATTGCTAGCATTTTGGTCGTTGAGGTCTGTTCGGGATACCAAGATATTACTTGTCGTTATTAAATAATTACTCATATTATTATCTTTTAATGCTACAATTGAATTCAATATATCTATGCTTTCTAATAGTAAAAGACTGCTGTTTGCTCCTAACTTTGCTATTTTCCTGTCAAGTTCCTCTATTATGTTTGAGCCGCTCACATTAAAGATGTTGCCGCTAATATACAGGTCATTACTGGTCTTCACATCGCCGTAAAACTGGATATTACCTACCTTGTCTATCAGCAACTGCGGATGTATCAATTGGTTATCGCTGTAATTGATTAGCAGATTGCCGTCATAACTGTATATCTCGTTTATTAAACTGTTGCGGTCTGTGTAGTCGTCCTTCACGCTATTCGCTAGTATTATATGCGGCTTCAAGTTGGTCTTGTTGAAGGTTGTTAGTTGTATATTGATATTACTATTATTTTGCGTATTTTGCGTATAGCGCCTAAAATATTCGTCAATAATAATGGTATTACTTAGACCCGCCCCATATAGCGAGAACTCGTCGTTTATCAGTATGTTAGATGCCGCATATATTAACTCGGTATCAAATGCGGTATCCACTATCTCGTTAGATGTAGTGATGTTTATGATACCGCTGCTAGCATTCGCATATATTATATTAGAAGTGTAATTCAGGATATAGTTGCTGTTTGACAGGGTATTCGGGAGAATGTTGGAACTGTTGATACTCAAGGTGTTTGTGCGGTGTATGGCGAATTTGCCCGTATAACTGTAGGCGGTGCCAGCGCCAGCGGTGCCGCTCGTATAATTATAGCAGACGATGTTGGATGTCGTCGCATCCACGAAGACATTAGATAGCGAATTGAAGTCGCCTAGTTTTATCACATTTTTATTAACAAATACCTTGGATATATTCTTAGTTTCGCTATTAACATTCGGCAAATAACTGTATATCTCGTTATTAACCGATATGATATTGCTAGATACGCCTCTAGCAGTATCCACAACCATCCTATAGTTAGATGTGAAGACGGTGTTAGATGTGGTGATACCCAACAAATGCGACGGAACATTATAGATATTGTTGAAGATACACGAGAAATAGTAGTTCTTACTTATTATGTTGTTATTTAAGGTTATGTTGAATATATTAGAGGTCTGGTTATTTACCAGCCGCATCTCGTCTAGCCCGATAATCTGATTACTGGTGTCCGACAATAGCGGCGTGATGCTAAACAACTGCCTATCATTCTCAGGCAAATTCTCTTTGTTAAAATCAATCCTATATGACGGCTCGGCGGCAGCGGCAGCAGCAGCGGCAGCGACGGCGTCTATTATAATGTCTGTCGCCTTGTAATCCGTGTTGATGATATTGGCGTTCGTCTCGTCAAACTTGTATGTTAAGTTAATATTAGAATGGATAGATAAATAGGTTATGTTCTTAGAAGCCGTTAGCGTCTTATAGACGACGACGCCGCCGCCGCTACCGCTAATATTACTCCCGAATATGTCATATACCGGTATAAATTCTGGCGATATGCTATTTACAAATGTAGTGCTGTAGGTTTTTGTGCTGTTATCCCAATAGTCCGCCGCTCCCGCCGCAGCCATCGGCTTCGTTAATACCAAATTGCTACTATTAACGGCTACTCTGCTATATATATAGTCCTTCGTATATCTGGCGTTTATCAGCATCGTCTGCTCGTCATACTCGCTATTAATAGACATCGTCTGCTGAGGCTCTGTTTCGTTAAAGCCGTATCTAACGCCATCTCGCAAATTGATACCAGTCGTGTAAGGGTCTATTGTTAGGATGTTAAGCAGGTCGCTTTGTGTCGGCTCGGTATTGGCGGCGACCACGGCGGCATCTATGGTGAAACGATAGTTGTTGTTAGCGCCCCCCGTAGAGATGGTGCTGTATTTGTTGCGGTCTCCGGCAATATTAAGCATATTTATTTTAACAGGATTATAACTGTTGGTTAGTTGTAGCCCGTATTTGTTGTCGTCGTCTATGTGTAGGCTGATATTGCTATTGTATCCGCTTTCGCCCTGCCCTAGATGCATATAGGTCTTAGAGAAACTGTTGTTAAACTCCACGAACGGATGATAGAAGTGGTTGTTGCTGTCATTCTTGTAATAACTGAAAGTTAAATTGGTATTATCGGTCTGTATATTGTTATTGTTAGATACAAGGATTTGCACCATATTCTTAATATTAGTGATGTCCTTGTCATAACTAGCATTAAAGTCGTTGAACTTATAAATACCCAATTCTATTGCCGAGTAATCACGATTATGATTAATACCGTCGCCGCTGCCGCCGCTACCGCCGCCGCCCGAATTATCAGTAAGCACATTAGATGTATAGGTTATAAACTTAGCAACCGACAACCCATCGTTATTCTGCTTAACGACAAAAGGAATGTCCGTATTAACTATGCTATCAACCACAATAGATTTTGTGGGCTTGAAGACGATATTCTTGCCCGAATACTCAATATCGTTATAATCTAAAATGTTTTTATAAAGGATGTTAGAGACAGATACCACATCAATATACTTTGTTAATTCCGTTAGCCCCTCTAGCCTCTTCAGCCTGAAGTTGTAGTTATTGCTAGTATTATCCACAATATTGATATTACCATACACATCCAAATCGCCATAAATGGAGACGGCGACATTCTTGTCCTCCTTAAGAAAATCGTAGGATACATTAGGATTGTTGAAATCCACATGGTAATTAGAGTTAAGCGTATTGTAATACATAGACATACCGAAAGAGGTCGGCTCTATCGTCTTGTCAGTATATCCTATCTGTAGAGGTCCAATACGGGCGACATCTCGCGAATCAATATCGTTATATTTGTGGTTTTTATAAATGAACCATTTCTCCAAATCCCTATCAGCCCTTAAATCCCTGTCGTATTCGCAAATGTCTAGCCCGCTAAAATCGGCGTTATTGTGGAGCCCGCCGCCACGAACGCCCCGATATATCCTTATGATAGAATGGTTGTAATCCTCAATATTCGTATTGCGTATCTGTAGAGGCAGGTGCACATCCTCGCCGCTCCACCCTAGCGATATCTTCTTATTCGTATAAAAACTGCTGGGATTGTTGGTAACCTGTAGAGTTTCTATAAGTTTGTCATTCTGGTAATAGGCATCGCTATTAATACCCTGCTTCACATTCAGCCCCCGCATTTTCGTTGCGTAAGCCGAGATATTGTCGTAATTTATACAATATTTATAGGTATTCTCATTATAAATGTTAAAGTAATTCTTCGCCCCATTATAAACAAACCCCGACATCTTCGTTAGCACATCGTCCTTATATAGCAGATAGTCGGTCGCCGCTATTTTGCCGTTAATATCTAAGTGGATACCTTCGTGCGGCAACTTCCTATTAACCCCGAGACCCGTATTCGTTATTGACAGCATCGGCGGCGTATTCAACAGGTTGGGGCGAAACACATTATTCTCCAACTTGGATATGTCAAACGACGGGTAAAAATACATATTATGCTGCTTGCCTTCAACGGCGTTCGTGTTTATTAAAAGACTGTTGTCATAGAAGTCCAAGTAGGACAGCCGCCCAATATTGGCGATATACTTGTCGTTATTCACCTTCTCCTGCAGGATAACCTCAAAGTTGTTGTTAGAACTCATCGTCTTAAACACATTCACGACGCCGCCGAACCCTTCGCCGGTATTCGCGCCAACGCTCAGTTTATTCGGGAAACTGATATTGCGGTTCGCGTCAAGGTTGGCGATATTACTATGCACATAAGTGAAAAAATACTTATTAACTCCGTCAGCCGTATTTATATTGCTAGTAATCGTCGTATATCCTAATGTCTCGTCGCTAATATTGATGGGATTAACACGAATGCCCCCAATAACCAAGTCATTCACTATCTCCAGCCGGTTCATAGATAACGCCGTGGTATTGACAAAGTTCGTGGTTCCACGAAAAGTCGCATTCTGCGTTATGGTTATGTTATTCGCCGCTATATGTTGCGCCGTTAATTCCGTGGAAGCATTTATATATTTAGAATTAACCTTTTCCAACACTTCTATATTATTGAATGTATAACCGCTGCCTGTGAATATACCGGCGGTTATCTGCGAAGGACGAATGCTGCCGACGCCGTCCGCCCGAATATACACTTCGTCTATATGCTTATAACTGTTGGCGAAATTGTCATAAATGATAACATCGTCAAACTTGGCGGTGCCTTTAACATCTAGGCGTGTCTGCTTGGTGTAAGCCAGATTAGAACTGATGCCGTTAAATAGCACATTCTTGTAATAGGTTAAGTTCGCCGCCATATTCTTGCCGATACACACATTCCCGTTATTGTCAATCGTCATAGCGGCGTATTGAGCGTCATTCAAGTAGGTAGGCACCGCCTCCCTGTTATACAAGGCGTTGATTTCGTCCGCCGATTTATTGATGTGAAACTCTAAGGGCATCCCTTTCGTGGTAGCGATGACAGCGGGCGATATGTTGCTGCCGCCAATAATACCTATGCTGAGTTTAGACAGTTCCTCGGTGCTCGTATTATATGTATCGTTTCGCAAGGCTATATGTATATTGTTAAAGTCGTTGTTGGGCGTTGAATTGATATTGAGCGGATGCTGGTTATAGTTGGTATCCACCAGCCCTCCTAGGGTTAGATAGTTGGGCGTATATATGTTATTCACCAGATACTTCATATCATAGAGGTTGTTGAAGTATGTCGCTACGCCCGTCTTGAACGGCTGCGATTGCGAGAGGACATTAACGCTCTGTATCAGGTCTATTAAGGCGTTGCTGCCTATCTCGCCGCTAATAGAGATGTTGCTGAATTGGATGCCGTGAGCGTTGATGATACCGTCACACTGGATGTTCCTATTAACATAGAGCGACGCATTAGGCTGCCTGTAATTAGATGTGATAAATCGGGAGGTGTTGATGGCGACCCCCTCGTGATTAACATACATATTCCATTTTGTATCCTGCTGGTTGCTATTGTTGTTGGTTGTTCCCATACCGTCGCCGACTACCAAATACTCGGTATCATCTAAAGAGAGCCGCTGAATATCCTGAAATGTGCCGAGCCCTATCCCTAGCGAATCAACTTTGATGATAGGTTCGGTATCTTGAACTATAAAATCACTCATATTACTATATGTAATTCTATTTTAATCTATTTAAAAGAAATAAACAATTAATATTTATATAATAAAAGCATATAATGAAAAAATGATATCTATATATTACTCCAAAAGTTTATAGAGATATAGAGATATGAAGCGTATTCAAGGGATACATAATAAAACCAAGGAGATTGACATTCAATCGCAGCCCTACAATAACAAGAATGTCCTGCTACAGAGCACCGATTTGGCTGAGATATTCGCCAACAACGGGCTGGCAGGCATAGAGTTTAAAAATATAGATTTGTATCGTGTAGCGTTCGTCCATAAATCCTATTGCACTATGAAGAATATAGACTTTGACAAAAGTAATGTTAATTGTCCGGCGGATTGCCTACCGCTCCAAGATATGTCCTACGAACGCATAGAGTTCCTAGGCGACGCCCTATTAGGGATGATTGTAGCCAACTATTTATACACTAGGTTTCCCGACCAGAACGAGGGCTTCCTCTCTAAAATCCGGACGAAGATAGTGAATGGAAGGATGCTCGGCTACTTGTCGGACAAAATAGGGTTCCCGAAGTTCGCTATAATCTCCAAGCAGGTTGAGGAGACTGGCGGGCGAAACAACTTTAAAATTATGGAGGACATATTTGAGGCGTTCATAGGTGCCCTGTTTCTGGACTTCCAGACTGACGGCGACAAAGTCCAGTTGCCGAACGCCATTAAGATAGCGCCTTTAACAGGCTCTGGATACTTTATTGTTGAGAGTTTTATCATCTATATCATAGAGAACTATATAGACTTCTGCGAACTCATCAGGATTAAGAACAACTATAAAGATATGCTAGTATCCTATATGATGCATAACCTCCAAGATGCCCCTAAGTTCTACGAAGTGAAAGTGCTGATGAGAGATAATGTCCGCATATTCACCTACTGTATTAAGGACAGGAACAACGCTATTATCGCTACATCCACAGGGAGCAACAAGAAGGAGGCTGAGAATAATGCGGCTAAAGAGGCGCTCCTCTATTATAATGTGGATATATGCGAGTATAACTCTAATATTGATTAGGAATGAATGACTTAGGAATGAATGACTTAGGAATGAATGGAATGTATATAAAATATACCATCCTATAATTACTTATACATATACTTATATAATTACATAATAATGGATAAACTGAATATCACGCATCTCGTTTTATCGGGCGGAGGGATGCGTGGCGTCATCTTTATAGGTGCGTTGAGATATCTATATATTGAAGGACTGCTTAAAAACATTACGCATATCGCCGCTAACTCCATAGGCTCCTTTGTAGCCCTTTTTATCACCTTTAGGCTTACTATAGAGGAGATTGAAGAGATTATCTACAATTCTAAAGATGACAAGGAGTTGTGCGTAATCCCTACGAAGAATTATTATAGGATTATATCTAAACTGGGGCTGTGCTCCATAACCAATTTTATGGCTCACCTGAAGCGACGCTTGCGTATCAAGTATCCCGACATAGACGACTTAACATTTAAAGAGGTCTCTCAGCGGTTCGGCGTTAATCTCTATTTTTCTACCACGAATATCAACAGATGCGAGAACCGCATTTTTTCTATTGAGGATACACCAGACATCTCGGTATTTACTGCTTGCGAAGCATCTATGTCTATCCCTCTAATATTCACGCCTATCCTTATAGACGGCGAGTATTACTACGATGGGGCTTTCTCTAATAACTTTCCTATCAAGATATTCTCTAACATTTCCAAAGAGAACATTATTGCGATGATACTGTATAAAGAGCGAGACGAATATGTGCCTACGAATACCAAAATAAACATATTCTATATATTGCGACAAATATGTAAGATGTTTGAGATATTGCGGGTTAGACAAGTGACTATCAACGAACTCAAGAGCGACGACAAGGACTACTACTTTATGCCCCGAAATATCACGATGCAACACTCTATGAATATCATCGTTAATAGAAAGGGCGTGCGTCTAGACTTGTCTAACCAGCAGATAGACGAGATGATACTATTCGGCTTCAGTTCTATGGCTGAATATATTGACAGACGCAAAGAGTTATTATATGCGAAGAATAAGGAGAGGCTCTCGGGGCTTGACGGGCTTGCTGGGCTTGACGGGCTTGACGGGCTTGACCGGCTTGCTGGGCTTGACGGGCTTGACCGGCTTGGAGATATTATAGAGCCCCTATGCGATACTAGCGATACTTAATAGGACTACCTAAAAGGCTAGAACGCCCGTGGAGCCCTTCACAACATTAGGCGCCTTTCTACGAAACCTATCTACCTTATGACACAACATATACGAAGGTGGTTTTTCTAGAATACGATGAATTAGCATTAAATGTGTCGGCGGCGTATGCCTAGTCCGCACTATATCATACCTAACAATCTTATTATTAATGCGATATTCTAGATAGTTATGTGGTAGAGTTATAGGCATTCTAATATAAATTATATATATTATTATAATAGTATTAAAAATGAATAATAATGAACCATATATATTCCTATTAGATTTGGACGGGACTATTATAGGCGACTGCACCTATCAATGTGATATCTACAATATACAGGAAATCATAAAGCGACACATAATATTAAAGAACGGCAATATCCAATTAGGAAACCTAGTGAAATACAAGACGATGTGCGACAGGATGCTAGACAACTGCTATAACCTACAATCTAAACTGCTGAGACCGCATTTTGCGACATTTATGACCGAGATGAGAAAGAAGTTCCCTAACAGTTTCTTTTTTATCTATACGGCGTCTGAAAAGTCGTGGGCTCATAAGGAGATTTTAATTATAGAAAAGCAGAATAACATCAAGTTCAATCGTCCTATCTTCACGAGAGACAACTGCTTAACAGATGCTGCTGGTAATCTTAAGAAATCTGTTAAGCGAATACTGCCTCAACTATTAAAGGCAATAAAGATGCCTAAGACCCATTCAATCGCCAACAACATCATAATAATAGATAACAACCCGACATTTATTGACTATACCGACAACCTGCTGATTTGTCCTACCTACGATTACCTGAAGTTCCACAACCTGTGGGAGAACATCCCTCAAGAATACGCCAAAATAGGCGAGTTGCGGCACTTCGTATCACGGCTAATCTCTAATAAAAAGATGTATGTTAAGAATAACCCGTCTAATAGCATAGTGCTAGAAAAACTACACAAATGGCTATATCGCAAATACAAGAAGGTTAATAACTATAACAACAAATATGCGAATGACGCCTTTTGGCTAAACCTTGCGACCTTAATCAAGCACCACAACATAACTGTGTTTAACAAGCGGAGCGTTAGTCTGCTCCACAAAAGCATATAAGGAGGATGCCGAAGGCATAACCTAGTATATAAGGATGAAGTGCGGGGGTGTCGCATTATGTGTCTATAATAGTTCTATTGTCATTACTGGTGTCATAAGGTATTAAAAAGGTTGAATAATAATTCTATGTGCTTCTATTGTCATTCGTGGTGTTTTCTTTTTGTATCCTTAGCAATACTAGGTAAATTAAGTAGGATATATAGCATAGTTTAGCGTGATTTGGTAATCATTAGAACTTCCTATTACCATTTATGGTGTGATAAAAGGTATTACTTAGGTATTTTAGGGAAAGTAAGGATACTTAGAAACTTTTAGAGATTTTTAGGAAAATATAAGGTTGTAAAAGTTTTTAGAAATAGTTAAAAGTTTATAAGTTTATAAAAAGATAATAGTAAATAAAGTTAAGTAATAATTTTAGGACATCTTCTATAACCATTATAGGACAACTTCTATAACCATTATAGACATCTTCTATAACATAACCTAGTATCCTCTCGTATATAATGCGGGGTATCGCATACTATATAAGGAAATATGCGGAGCATAAATATTCTTAATATATGATGCGGGATATCGCATAACACAACTTAGCATATACCTCTTACCATTACTGGTGTCATAAAGAATAAAAATAATAACACTAGTTATTTTAGCGAATGCGAGGGAAACTTAGATAAGTTAGAAACTTTTAGAGTTTTTTAGGAAAATAGAAAGTTGTAAAAGTTTTTAGAAATAGTTAAAAGTTTCTAAGTTTATAAAAGATATTACAAAATAATAATACTTAGTATCTCTTATTACCATACTTGATACTCTCTATGTTCTATCCCTAGCATATCCTAGGGCACTAGCCGTGCTGCTACGCTGCTACGCTGCCGACCACTAAGATAATATAGAGGTTGTCTCTTACCATTACTGGTGTCATAAAGAATAAAAATAATAATACTAGGTATTTTAGCGAATGCGAGGGAAACTTAGATAAGTTAGAAACTTTTAGGAAAATAGAAAGTTGTAAAAGTTTTTAGAAATAGTAAAAAGTTTATAAGTTTATAAAAAGATAATAGTAAATAAAGTTAAGTAATAATTTTAGGACATCTTCTATAACATAACCTAGTATCCTCTCGTATATAATGCGGGGTGTCGCATACTATATAAGGAAATATGCGGAGCATAAATATTCTTAATATATGATGCGGGATATCGCATAACACAACTTAGCATATACCTCTTACCATTACTGGTGTCATAAAGAATAAAAATAATAACACTAGTTATTTTAGCGAATGCGAGGGAAACTTAGATAAGTTAGAAACTTTTAGAGTTTTTTAGGAAAATAGAAAGTTGTAAAAGTTTTTAGAAATAGTTAAAAGTTTCTAAGTTTATAAAAGATATTACAAAATAATAATACTTAGTATCTCTTATTACCATACTTGATACTCTCTATGTTCTATCCCTAGCATATCCTAGGGCACTAGCCGTGCTGCTACGCTGCTACGCTGCCGACCACTAAGATAATATAGAGGTTGTCTCTTACCATTACTGGTGTCATAAAGAATAAAAATAATAATACTAGGTATTTTAGCGAATGCGAGGGAAACTTAGATAAGTTAGAAACTTTTAGAGTTTTTTAGGAAAATAGAAAGTTGTAAAAGTTTTTAGAAATAGTTAAAAGTTTCTAAGTTTATAAAAGATATTACAAAATAATAATACTTAGTATCTCTTATTACCATACTTGATACTCTCTATGTTCTATCCCTAGCATATCCTAGGGCACTAGCCGTGCTGCTACGCTGCTTCGCTGCTACGCTGCCGACCACTAAGATAATATAGAGGTTGTCTCTTACCATTACTGGTGTCATAAAGAATAAAAATAATAACACTAGTTATTTTAGCGAATGCGAGGGAAACTTAGATAAGTTAGAAACTTTTAGAGTTTTTTAGGAAAATAGAAAGTTGTAAAAGTTTTTAGAAAAAGAATAATTGTTTTTAAGTTTATAAAAGATAATAATAAATAAATAATAGTAATAATTATAGGTATCTTCTATAACATAACCTAGTATCCTCTCGCATATAATGCGGGATATCGCATAAGTATATAAGGAAATAATGCACGGTAAGCGAAGCATACCTAGCATAAATATTCTTAATATATGATGCGGGATATCGCATAATACCATCTAGAATACATCCTATTACCATTACTGGTGTGTCATAAAGAATAAAAGAGATAATACTAGTTATTAAAGTTAAAAAAGTTTAAAAAGTTAAGTAATAATTATAGGCAGATGCCTATAACATATACCCATATAAATATATCATTCATAGTATATATATGCTCCTTGAATGATATATATAAGTTTTGATATTGGTATTAAAAATCTGGCTCTCTGTATTCTAGAGAGGACTGATGAGAAAATCCAAGTATTAGATTGGCGTATTATATCTTTAGCAGATAAAAAGAAAGATATTAAAGGTATTGAAGATATAGCCGAGCGTATATATATAGAACTAGACAATATCATAGGGTTCTTAAAAGAGAAAGGAATAGACGAGATTGACTATGTATTGATTGAGAACCAGCCTTCTAACCTTAACGGTATGATGAAGTCCATTCAATATATCATCTATTGCTACTTCAGTCTCTTGAAATATTGGGATAAAATCATAGAGAATGTTGTGCTAGTTAATGCGGGTCTTAAGACTAAGACCCACGACTTTAAGCCAGACATACAGGTTAAGATGGATGATACTGCTAACTCTAAGGGGTTTCGTCGTGATAAATATAAAATGAATAAACAGACTAGCATAGAAATATGTAGAAATTACATTAAGGATGATGCGACTTTATGCGAGATATTAGACAATAATAAGAAGAAAGACGACTTGTGTGATGCTTGCCTACAGGCGGTAGCCTATATTAGGTCTCATAATGCTGATGCGATGACGAATAAAACTAAGCATCATAAGGTGTCTTTTAAGGGTGATGCGAGTGATGCGGTGGTAGGTGATGCTGCTGGTGCGGATGCTGCTGTAGGTGATGCTGCGGCTGCGGCTGTGTAGGCTGTATTATTTATTTTTATTTTTTGGTGGGCTTCTTGGCGGTAGGCTTAGTGGGCTTCTTGGCGGTTGGCTTGGTTGGCTTCTTGGCGGTTGGCTTAGTGGGCTTCTTGGCGGGTTTCTTAGCAGGCTTAGCAGGCTTAGCATGAGTTTTACGAGGTCTTCCTACTGTTCGCTTGCTACCACCTTCATATGGTTTTAATAAGTCATTATAGAAATGTAAATATATTGATTGATGTATATATGCGTTATTCGCAACATCACTATACAAACTGTTTTCTTTATCATATGCGACTAAAGCCTTTTTATATTCTTCGCTATCGTCTATTACCGCTTTTATTTTTTTAGCAACTTCTATTTTTATTTGGTCGTTTTCAATTATTGTATCTAAATAAAGAGCAACAACCTCTATATATTTTACAACAGTATTGACAATATTAAAGAATTCTTTAATATTATACCGTCTATGTAAATATATAACAGCATCTTCACTTAATTCGTCTCTTTTTATATCTGGAACAATTCCTGATACTCTAGTTTTATTTTTCCACATCCATTCTGGAAACATTCCTCCTGATTGACCTTGTTTAATTATATTGCTTGCTATATACTCTCTTTTTTTCTCATTATACTCTTGTTTTGGGTCTTCTTTATATAGAGGGATATCGTTGGTATATATAGCGGTTTCATCATTAATAGAATAAGCAGTTGATACCATATTATCAACTTGTTGTTGTATTTGCCATTTTAAATCATATTCTTTTTCTTTTTGCATACCCTTAATTTCTTTTTGTTTATCTGCTCTATTTTTAAAAATAAAATCATTTATTTTACCCATAGCATTCAAGTAATTAATTCTTCTTGTCATATCTTTTAATGGTAATCTAAACCATGCACGGAAGTCTTCTTCTCTTGTTCCTAATATAGCCGATACAGCGTTGAGAATATCATTAAGTATAGCATCTTGTTCTTTAATTTTCTTTATTATATCTGCTAGCGTTATACTATTTAAATCGCCTTTATCAAGAATACTTTTAATATTTGGTAAATTATCTAGAGCACTTTCTTTTAACCTTATATTACCCCATTTATATCTACTTCTTTCCACCTCTATAATTTTATCATTTATCAATTTTAAATTATTTGTATTTAAAACACCTCTAGTATTATCATTATATAGTCCTAACATAACCAATATATTCCTTAAAAACTTGAGTAAATATTGAAACCTCAAATCAAAATAATAAATATACGCAAGTTTCTTTTCAAACTTGTCTCCTTTTATTGCTATATAATTTCTAAACCGTCTATATACCCCTTGTTTTTTTGGTGAATTGGGCGATATGCGTGCTGGTGAGCGCGTAGGTATGATTTGCCTTACTGGTGCTGGTGCTGGTGCTGGTGCTGGTGCTGGTGCTGGTGCTGGTGCTGGTGCTGGTGCTGGTGCTACTCTAGAAGAATTGCGCGACGGTGGTAGTATTGGAACTTGTGCTGATGGTAATGGTGCTACACTAGAAGAATTGCGTCTTTGTGTTCCAGATAATGGAGGGAGTATCTTTGGGTTCTGCAGGAGTAATAATACTTGTTGTTGTGGAATATTACCTATGTTTAATGGTGGTAGAGGCTGTCCTGACTTCCATTCATCTTCTTTTATTAAATCATTACTTGCTATTACTTTACACCGATCAAGATAATGATTATGAAGTTTAATAACATTTTGTCCTTGTTCTATTCGGGCATTTTTATCATTTAGATTTAATTTCTTAAAAAAGGCATTATATTTTTTAATCAACCCGCATATGTCTCTTGTATATTTAGTTTTTGTAGAAGGATTAGTGATTTTTTTAATAGCATCATCTTTATTAATTATTAATGCGTAATGATCATCTACAATAGCAGCCATACCAGCAGCACTATCCATTATATATCAATCTAATTATATACAAACATAAAAATATTACTTAAGGAGGGTTATTTTTATGTTTGTATATATATAGAGAATGTCTGGAAGTTGTAATGCCGCTGCTGTTGGAGGCGCTAAGAAGAAGCGTAAATTAACCCCGTATAACAAGTTTGTAAAGAAGATGTATGCCGAACTTCACAAGAAGTTCCCTACGGATACCGCTCCCCAAATTATGAAGAAGATTGGTGCTGAATGGAATAATACGAAGAATAAGTAAAGCGTTGCCTAAACAGTTCTAGCCCGCTGTCGCAGTATCCGCTTACTCTTGTCGCTACTAGCAGAAGCAGCAGTAGCACTGGAACCAGTTTTATTTTTATTCATTTTATGTGCTCGTGGGTTATATAGCATAGAATAATTACACAAGTTATCTATATAGGTATCATCTCGCAAATGGCTTTCAGCCGATTTAGATTTAGACTTCGCCTTAACAACCAAATGGCTTTCAGCCGATTTAGATTTAACAACCACCACATTCAATCTAAAATATTCTCTTAATTTATATTTTAACTCCTTATATACTTCAGGATGTATCTCCCTATCCTTATCCTGTATTATCTTAAATTCTAGCGACGCCTTAGCCTTCGTATTTATTGTAGATATGCCGCCAGCGAACCCTCCGTGCCCGCCAGCAAGACCGCAAGCGTTCCCGCCCTTATGTCCTCCACCATACCCTCTGTGTCCTGCCTCTTCATACATCTCGCCTTCGTCTCGTTCATCCTCATACTCCACATCCCATATCTCATTATAACTGTCGTATTGCTGTGGTAATATACAGTTTATCGCCATCCACTTCTTGTGCCTAACAGTCCCTCTTAATCTAGTGGATATCGCCTCAACCACGCTATCTTTAACATGCCACCACTCCGTTTCTTCAAATAATTCCACAGTCCGCTCAATCCACCAAGACGGCGGCGGGTGGTTCCATCGTGTCGGGTCTATGTAATCCTTGTCCCTAGAATTCCAAGCACAATTGTCAGGCAAGAATATATTAGGGATGTAATTCCAATCATCACGGCTGATATAGTAGTTGTCGGGAGGAGTGGAGTATTGATAAACACCTTTAAGAGGCAGCGGTGTTTTAACGATTTTCGTTGGGTCAGCGCTATAATTATAGGGCAACTCGTATCCTAGCGGATATGTCGCATTATACGAACGCATATATGTTATGAGCCGCCGCATATAATTTCTCGTAAATAGCCGCAGCCCGTTATCCAGTTTTCTCCAATAGTTCTTCCCTTCGCTCGTTACGACGCCTAGGAACTCCTGCTTACGCACCCAGATGCCCGTATAAAAAGCCTCCTTCGCTTGTCCGTGGTAATTTAAATCAACTGCGTGCGTATGCCCCGTGCTGTCCCCTGTCATATAATGTAAGAACACCTCGGGATATACGCCTATCTCTATTATAGTCGCAATTTTCCTATAAAACTCTATCAAGGCATTCGCCGATGTCTTATTATAATGTCCCGCCATACGATTAACGGCGGCGCCGATATACGATAGCAGCAGATTGAGCCTTATGCAATTGTTAATCTTGTTCGTCCCGTCCTTGAACTGCGTAAATAACGCCTCGTATAACCCGATGTTATAATTCAACTTGTCAAAGTTGTCAAACTCGCTGTCAAAGCCGCCGCCTGACAAATCCACCTTGTAAAGGTCGGCGATGGTTAGATGGCTGAGCCCCTTGATTTTAGAGAGACAAGGGTCTATGTTATTCTGTATATAATCAAAATAATCGCAAAAAAACACTATCCAATCCTCGCTATTTATAGGATAATCAATATACTCCTGTTCGTTCCTTGCTATCAAATTCTGGGACTTCTTTGTTAAGTCGGTTGATAGTTTGTAGCCGTCCGCTGCCGCTGCTTGCGCTGCTTGCGCTGCTTGCGCTCGTCGTGCTGGCGCTGTTGCTGGTCGTGCTGTCGCTGCTCTCGCCGCTCTCGCCGCTCTCGCTGCCGCCATAGCATTCATATCAGCAACACGCCCGCTTCTTCTCGGTCCTGATGACATACCACCCTTATTATCTAATTATATAGTAGATATTATTTAATGAGTGCCGCTACGCCGCAATTTAAAAAACCGACGAATACCGATTATACAATCTACAGCATATCTAATTGTAAATACTGTGTGATGGCTAAAGAACATCTAGGCAGCGTTACTCCCGTTAGCGGCGTTAGCGGCGTTAGCGGCGTTACCGTCATAAATTGCGACAAGTTCGTAGGTTCCTGTAGGGAACGAGATAACTTCTATAATTTTATGAGACAATACACAGTTATCCCATATATCCATTTCCCTATGATATTTAAAGACGGCAAGTTTATTGGCGGATTAAAAGAGTTGCTAGAGAAGCCGACGAAGCCGACAAAGGCTACGCCAAAGCCCAAGCCTAAGAAACGCATATAAGTATTAAAACAGAATAACTATATAAAAATTAAAGAAGATGGAAGAGACGAGCAAAGCGAACAGAGTGAGTTTTAGGGATACGAGCAAAGCGAGTGTCGCTGGAATTATCCTAGTAACAAGTTGTCAAAAATACAAACATACCAGATTAAAGGAACTGAACCTGAAGGCGTCTTATGGAGATTGGAAGGTTATCTGCGTAATCGGCGATTTGTTCTTAGACTGCGATTATAAACTAGAGAAATACGGAGTAAATGACCTGCTAACTATTAAATGTGAAGACGCCTATATTTATAATCTTAAAAAGTATGTGCTATCTCTAAAATATCTTTATGAAATGTTTGATATCGCCGAAGGTGTATTGCGTGCTAACGATGACCTAGTGTTTAATGAGAGTTTGCTTGAAGGCTTCTTGAGGATGCCTAAGAGATTGTCAATTAATCATGACACCGAGATTGATATAGACTTCTTAGGCAGGTCTTCTGTAGGACATTCTCTTATAAACTATCCATTTGTATGCGAGCCCCATAGGTCTGGTGTTAATCCTCACTTGGTGAATTATTATGAAACGCATCAAGAAGATTTTGACAATCCGCTACACAACATAAAGGGTGTTGATGTGTTAAAATACTCGGTGATGCCTCATATTCCCGCATTTCTCCACGGTCCACTTATATACTTCTCTAACAAATCCTGTAAGATATTGATAGAACATTTGGAGAGCATCGGCTATGATATCTATCATTACCACGAGAAGTCCAACTCGTATCCTTATACTATTGATGACTTAACATACCCGCTGATACTGCTCTCTAATAACATTAACCTATTACACACAAGTAACTGGCACAAGGAACTAGAGTGTTCGCCAGCACATACCACGCAATTCTCTTATGATATCTGTGGTAATTTTGAGAATAGCCCTGAGTGTATCGCTTTCCATACGAATAAATACAAGTAGCCACAAAAACCATATAAATACTAAACTCGCTATATTAAATAGATTTAGTTTTTTAGGATGATTGCTGTGAAAGGTATCATTCTTATCTTGAGTTGCCAGAAACACCTAAATACCCGTGTGAAGAACTTTAAATTACCTCGTGAAGAATATGCGGGATGGAAAGTGGTATATGTTATTGGCGACCTGTTCCTAGAAGGCGATTACAAGGTTGAAGGAAACCTAATGACTATTAAGTGTGAAGACTCGTATATCCATTTATTAAAAAAATTAGTGCTATCTTTAAAATACCTTTATGAGATTTATGATATTAAAGAAGGCGTATTGCGTGGCGGCGATGACCTGATGTTTAACGAAGAACTGCTACAATCATTCGTTATGCTACCTAAGGTAATGCCAACGGCTAGCGATGTGAGCGATACGAGTGCTAGCGTCCCAGTAGATTTCTTAGGCAAATCACCATCAGGACGCAGTCTGCTAGCACACGAGATAAGTGATGCGGACATTAAAGCGACCATTAATGATACCTTTATGGTGGATTATTATATGAGCCATCCAGAGGATTTTGACAATCCCTATCATAACCTTAAAGGCGTTAATATTGCTAAATATACGAAGCGTCCGCATATTCCCGTCGGACCCTGTGGTATTATGTTTTATCTTTCTAACAAATCATGTAAGATATTGATAGAACATTTGGAGAGCATCGGCTACGACATCTTCCATTACGACGAGGACACCGGCTCATATCCCTACACTATTGAAGATTGTGCCGTATCCTTTATCCTTTATTCTAACAAGATTAGTTTTATACATACCCTGTCTATGTATGACGAATACTATAATAACCCTGAAAAGGTCGGGGTAATCGCTATACATACCAACTTGAATAAGTATTAGAGCAGCGGAGGGGTAGCGATTGCGATAATATACTAATGATATAAGCCTCTTGATTCAATATCGGGCGCTACCCTTTTATTACCTTGTTTAAATTTATGTATCTGTAGATTAATTGCCGATTGGAGTTCATAACCTTTCCAACCTATAAGTTTAGAATTTTCTTTAGCAGTCTTCTTAACAAGTTCAATATATTCTTTGATATTATCATCTTTTTGCACACTTTCATCCTCATTTATTACCATAGATTGAATATGCATAAAAAAATCTTGTAATATGTCATTTAACACAATCATAATATCATTAAAATTTATATAAGAACCGCCTACGATAACAAACAAATCTCCAAATTTTTTATTATTTCTTTGTAATTGTGTTATATAAGGTTTTAGACTGTCTAGTTCTTTTTTACTAATAATTAATTTATTTGTAAAAAAATTTAAACGGCGCCTTGCATACCATTCTTTAGATTGAGTTCCATCTAATATCCCATTATATACTATTGTTGAAGGTTCAAAATACTTACCTTTTTTTGGTTTTTCCTTATATGATATTCCTAATTCGTGTATATAGTATCGTATATTCTCTATTAGTCTAACAAATTTAGATTGATATGTCAATAATTTATCATAAAGGTCATGATATATTGTATCACTTGGAAATATAATTTTTGGATAATAGTATAATAGAAATTCTTCAAAAAAGGCATTTAAATCGGTCGCTATTGTGTCAATCAAAACTAGCAAGTCATATGCGGTAATAAATCCAACCTTTAAAAGTTTTTCCATATACGATATATAGGTATCTTTTATTTTATCTAATAAAATGTTAGGTGCTGGTGGTGTTTTTACATTCTTTAATTTTGTTAGTCGCTCTTCTTTTTCTATAGCGGTGGGTGAAACATTACTAGGTGCTACAGCATTACTAGGTGTTTTTCTTTGTAATCTTGAGAATGTGCTTCCTATTCTCCTTGCTGTTGCTGAGATTACCGCTCTTAATGATGCACCGAACCTATTGCTCGTGTTGCTCGTGTTGCTCCTGACACCGCCTCTTATAGGTTTCTTAACAACCGCTTTCTGTGCTTTAGCTGCTTTAGGAACTGCTCTAGGAACTGCTTTAGGCACAGCCTTAGGCTTCTTAACAGTCGCTTTCGCTGCTTTCGCTGCTTTCGCTGCTTTAGGAGCCGCCTTAGGCTTCTTAACGACCGCTTTTGCCGTCTTAGGCGTCGCTCTAGGCTTCGCAACAACCGATTTAGTATTCATTCTATTATATTCATAACATTTAAAATGCCGATTTTTAAATATTAAAACGATATAAGATTTAAGCGATATTATAAGATGATAGTGATGCAACTCTACCATGCATAAGACCTATCGTTAATCTAAATAATGGTGTGTTTGGAACGAAAGTTCTATTATTTTGGTTATAATTGATTACTTTGTTATCAGAACAAGAAACCTAACGGTGAGATAATCAATTACTTATAAAACAAAAAATTAAAAATGAATTCATACCAAGTCCACGCTTGGTACTACCCAAATTTTTACACCTTTTCGGCTTTTTAAATGTTAAAAGGTAAAAAAAGTATTAGGCAAATAACAAGTAATCGCTATCAAATATCCTTTATCATATAAGTATCAACCAACTGATACCCTAGCCTCCTATAATATCCACGAACACCCGTGCCGCTAATTATCGCTACTTTGCGATATCCATTATCTCTAGCAATCTCCTCAGCCTTCGCTACAAGTTGCTTACCATATCCCTTATGTTGTAGCGAGCCCTCTATATTGTTCCCAACATCACTTATATTAGAATATATATGAAGTTCCCTAATTAACGCACAGCCTTTAATAGAAGGCAATACGGCTTCGCTAGATGCTTCGCTAGATGCTTCGCTAGATGCTTCGCCCGCTAATCGTAATCGCAGAAACCCGACCAAGTAATTTTTATCACAGCAAGTATCAAAACTGAGATGATACTCGTCGCCTCCACTAGCCCTATATTTCTCTACATTAAGCCTAATGTCGCTTAGCAATACTTGGTTCGCTTTAATCTCACGGCATCTTATACATTCACAACTCCACTTATTTAGCCGCATATCATCCTGTAGAAGTTGCCTCATATTCACATACTTGGTTGAATAGCCGCCTTCTATATAGTGTCCTGGAATATCCCTAATAATACGATTAAGCCGCTTGTATTTTTGGACTTTCCGCTTAAAGTCCTTTATCAACTGGTATAATAGCAAGTCATCATAAGGAACATAAGTGCCTTCCTCAAACCACCGCTTAATACGCGTATAAGGAACTATAGCAGTCGGGTATATTTTATACTGGTCTGCTTGTATCCGCTCGTCATACAAGACCTCTTCTAGCATCGCCTTGTCAATCTCGTAAGAGGCTGCTGGTAGGTTAGGCATTATGTGGATATCCACCTTGTAGCAATTGTTCTTCAGCATTTTTATTGCATCGTATGCTCGCTCAATCGTATGCCCTCTCATAATCTTCTTTAGAACTGCGTTGTTCGTATGCTGGACGCCTAACTGTATTCGGGTGCAATTATATCGGCGAAAGTTAGCAATCTCTTCTAGCGTTATAGTATCCGGTCGTGTTTCTAGAGTTAGCCCGATGATATGTATCTTTGCCGTCTCGTTAATCTCTATTTCTTCTTCTAAGGATAGTCTTGGTCTTTTTGGTGTAGCCGAAAAGGATTTTGGTGTAGCCGAAAAGGGTGCCTTATCAAAATAACTATTAGCCGCATAATATAAATCTGTTATGAAGCGGTCTTGGTAATTACGAGGATACTCGCTCCAAGTCCCGCCTAACACGATAATTTCCAGTTTATCTGGTATGTGTCCCATATTGATAAGCGACGATATACGAGAGTTCATCTGCTTTATTGGGTCAAAGTCGTTAGCGTTCGCTCGTAATACTGCGGGCTCCGCATATAGATAACTTCGTGGCTGGGCTACCCAACCATTACCCTCGTGGGCTGGCTCGTTAGGACAATAGGCACAATCGTGCTTACAAGAAAAGCGTGCGATTTTAACATCGCCGTCGCTATCAATATACTCAGGGTGTGCTGATGTTAGCACAGTTATTACAAGAACGCCTGAATTGGACTTACATTTTTTCTTTGTAATGAGATTACGCAACTGCTGATTATCTAAATTAAGATACTTGTATATCTTGATGAACTCCGCATTAGATATAGTATATTTATGTTTTTTCTGTATTCCTTTTTTAAACCTGTCTATATCGCTGGTAGTCCTAAAAGTATCTAAGTTATTCTTGAACTCTTCTGCTAGACACTCTAGTAGCCCATTAAATACGCTATTATCTTTGTATTCTTTGTTGATATGCTGGTGTTCTATGGTATGCGAAGCGTGCGAAGCCTGTGAAGCGTGAGCGGCATTAGCGTGAGCGGCATTAGCGGCATTAGCGTGAGCGGCGTGAGCGGCATTAGCGTGAGCGGCAATATCCTCAATATCTGTTATAGGGATGCTAAATAAAGCAGAGAATGACTTATAAATATTCATCGTTATTAGGTTTAATATAGATTAGTATTGTCATTTTTTATGCTAATAAAAATAAAAGATATGTTTTAAGTATCTATAACATTACTAGTATCCAAAAGATTACTCGTGGTTAGTTCCATAGCGATATTTAGAATTGTTTTAATCGTTTTTATCCTATTGTCAAAAGAACTCAATTCCTTTTCGTCCTCCTCATTTATCTTTATCAATTTCTTAACGGCACCATATAACGAATAGTTTATCTGTGATACATCTATAGATAACAAATCAGGTATGCTTAAAGTATCCGTGTTGTATTCGTGAGATGAAATTGCTTTGGGAAATATATCATAAACTTCCTGTGCTATAAACCCTAACTGCTTGTTATCCCTAGAAACTGTATTGAACCCGTCTATGTAATTGAAGCGGTTCAGTTCCAGTTTATTAATGTTGTCAAAGCATTTGTCATAAGACGCTCTCTCAATATTCTCTTTTATTCGCCTGTCGGAGCCGGTGTTCCAACTTGCGGTTCCTGTAGGGTTCGTTATAGCACCTGCTGTTGTTATCTTTACATAATCGGTATCAACGCCAGATGTTGAAGAGATAACCTTGAACTCGCTATTGTAGTTTCCTAGTTTGTAGTCTCTGTTAGCGTCTGCTGCGGTTCCTCTAATGAACTCTATGGAGGATGATATGGTGGTTGGTGGTGTTAAGTATCTAATGATTACTACGCCTTCAAAACCATTACCACCCACACCCCAATTAGCTCCTCCGCCACCCCCACCACCTCCATAATATGTAGCATTATTACCTATATAAAATGTTGCAGACCCTCCACCACCTAAACCTCCCGAAGTACCACTTGGGTTATGTCCTCCACCACCTCCACCTGCATAGTATAAATTAGTACCTGTAATATTTATCTGTGTTCCAATTCCTCCATTTCCACTATTTACACCAGCACCTCCTGAACCACCTCCCCCACCACCACCTTGTGATGCTGTTCCTAACCCTCCAAGATTTCCTTGCCCTGTTGTAGGAACATTATAAGTTTCTCTTATTTGGTCTCCTGTTCCCAAACCTCCACTACTTCCATATGGACTTTCATTACTTGGTTCAACATCACTTGGATATCCGTATCCTCCACCACCTCCTCCATACGCTATATAGTTTGCGTTAGTCCCAATAAATGAAGAGTTGGATCCTTTATTACCTACAACACTTGCTTGTGCACCTCCTGAACCACCTAATCCACCTTTACCAACTTTAATAGTATAATTTCCTGTTAAAGTAGTATTTTGAATATATAATAGACCACCAGCACCACCACCACCAGCATCTGTTTTACCACCACCACCACCGCCTCCAACTATTAATACATCACAAACAACACCACCAGCAGGAGCAGTAATAGTATATAAACTCTGTCCTGTCCCAGCTCCACCAGTCTCACTCGTATATGTAAAAACCTGATATGTATAAGCCCCAGTAGTTGCTGTAGTAGTCGCAGCAGGCGACGAGGTTATAACAGGTGCTACATAACTATTCTGTATAGTTAATGCCGTATTGCTAGTTAAACTGTTAGTAATAATCGCATTATTATTAAAGACACTCAACCCACCCACGCTAACCGCCCCAGATACATTAGCATCACCGAGAACATCTAGGCTCCTAGTCGTATGATACACAGTCCCTATACCAACCCTACTATTAATACTAGTATTCTTATGTATTATCGTCTCGTTAGAAGAGAACCACGCTAGATTTGCCGATGTATTGCCGAATGACTGCGTGCTATTCTCCATCTGTAATTTAATATATGTGTCGGTATCATTAATAAACCTATAGTCGTTCTGTGTATCAGCGCCGGTTCCTCGCCTGAACTCTAGGGTTGCTGGTGCGGTCGTCGTGGTATCTATTAATAACCTTGATGTCGTGGTGTTATATATATGTAAAGGCACTACAGGGTCTATGGTGCCTATGCCGACATTACTAGTATTGTAGTATATTTTAGATACATTACTAGACCACTGGCTAGATATTCCTGTAGATACTGGGGCAGGTGTATCAACATAATTGGTAATTAAATTAGAATAGAGATTAGAACTTGTTGCTATAACACCGCCGCTCAATATAGAAAATAATGTGCTTGAAACGGTGTTTGATGCCTTACGGTAGCGGATGATGATGATGCCGGAGCCGCCTTTGCCGCCTGTATTATCTCCGCCACCACCACCACCACCTCTACCATTCGTCCCGTTAGTACCTATAGCAGCACCAGAACCTCCGCCATCTGTTGCTGTTCCACCACTTGCGCCAGAACCCCACGCACCTCCACCACCAGCATAACCGATGGAAGTGCCTGTTATAGAAATTGCACGACCAATCCCTCCTATACCATAGTATGGTGATGATTGTGTAGAACCATTACCTCCAGCACCTCCAGCACCTCCACCTCCACCTGGTGAATATATAGGATGACTTTCAATATGATTACCTCCGCTATTACCTTGTCCTAATGTACCTGCATTACCTAAAGTTTTATATCTTGTTCCTCCTGCTCCTGAACCTTGATTTGCGGATGTTGTTTGTAATGTTCCACCTGCTGTATTACTTTGGTAATAAACCCAAGATTGTCCTGCACCACCTCCACCACCATAAGAAATGTTTCCAAAAGCAGAACTATTAAACCCATTTGAACCTCTATCTGACCCTGTACCACTAGTTGCACCAGAACCTCCGCTTCCAACTATAATATTATATGTACCAGCATTTATAATTAAATTGGTATATATTAAACCCCCAGCACCTCCACCAGACCCTATACCCGCTCCGCCCCCGCCACCACCACCAACAATCAATATATCGCAAGATAACGCCTCAGTAGTCGTAATCGTATAATCCTTAGTAGCCGCTGTGCCCGAATAAGGAAACGATATATACCTGTCAATTGTTCCAGAGATTATACTAGATACCACAATTTCGCTTGATGGTTTCCTGTAGCGGATGATGACTATGCCTGAACCGCCGTTGCCTGATGGACTTACTGGGGTTTGAGTGTATGCTGCTCCACCTCCTCCTGAACCTGTTCCATTTGCTCCAGAAGTTGCTACATCTCTGGGAGCAGCAGCATAAGCACTCCCAGTCCATATTCTACCATTTCCTCCAACACCACTTCCACCAAGACCTGCTGATGTTGATGTGCCGATATATTGTCCTGCACCACCACCCGCAGCGTAAAATTGAGATGTTCCTGTAATATCAATCGCAACTCCATCATTACCATTTCTATAATCTGTTGATACAACACCTAATCCACCTCCTCCACCTGCTTGATAATCTTGTGTCGTTGTAGTATTCTGTCTTCCTGCTTTACCACCAACTACATAAGCAGTTCCATTCCAATATGTATTTCCTTGCGTAGCAGACCCTGCTGTATTAACTACAAACCCGTTATTATTACTTTCCGTACAACCTCCACCACTACCGCCATTTCTACCATTAACAAATGATGGGTTATAATAAATACCACCTCCGCCTCCACCATATCCTCGTAATTGCTGAGATACACCACCTAATGTTAAAGATATATATGAAGACCCGTTGCTATTCATTAAAGAACTCTCAACGCCATCTTGGTCTATACCAATAGTTCCTTGTCCTGTCGCATCTGTTAAAGTTAAACCTATACCACCTCTTCCTACCTTAACTGTATATGTTCCGACAGAAAGATTTTGACTTATAGCATAAACAACTCCTCCAGCACCTCCACCACCACCCATACTATTACCGCCTGCTCCTCCTCCGCCAATAATAAGAATATCACAAATAAGGTTCTCAGTAGTCGTAAAACTATAATCCTTAGTAGCCGCTGTTCCTGAATAAGGGAACGATATAAACCTCTCAGTAGTTCCTATAGTTCCTGTTGTAGTTCCTGCAACAGATATCGCATTAGGCATAACGCCGCCGCCGCTAGGTACTATCTCAGTAGGTAATGTAGCCGATGTGGTATTAACGGCAACCCCGAATGTTCCATTAGTATTAACTATACTCAATCCGGACTTACCTTCTATTAAACCTTGTATAATATCCATATTATTATAATATATATTATATTACCTAGTCTAACTTCGTCTAACTTCGTAACTTCGTAACTTCGTCTTATACTTCCAAATATATATTTATATATCATAATATAATAGAAAATAAAATGAATAGCCTTGAATTAGTCAGTTCTATTAAAAGTCATTCTCGTAAAAAATACTATGACGAGAATGCTCTAAAAGCATATAAAGACAACTTGAAGTCGTATAAGAAAAATAATGTTAAAGATAAACCGGCTACGCTAGCTATCCCCGCTACGCCATTAGACTTTAGTGTTCCATACGACTATGCGGTAATAAATGAGTTTTTACAGATAAATAATGTGAATACCGAAGGTATAAACTTGATAAACTTGAAAATCACGAAAGGTAATAAAAGGCGGGCGAAGAATATTATAGAAATTGTTAAAGGGATTGACAGGCGGATGGTTGAATTACCACGCAGTTTTACGAAGCCGCTTTACAAGGGTATTACGCATATTAGCAAAAGAACCTTAGATAGCAATACGCCTATTATATATAAGTCCTTCAGTTCTACCACGGCAAATTACGAAACGGCATTAAACTTCACTTACCAAATGTCCCAAAAGATGGACGATTACGGTATGGCGAAGTATGACGAATATAGCATAGTGCTTAAATTACAATTAGACCCATCAATAAAAGTATTTGACTATGAAGATGAAACCTATGAAGCGGAATTCCTGCTTGAAAGAAACACTATAATATCTAACTTCGTTTTTAACTCTTATGACAAAAAAGAAGGCGTATATATATATGATGCGATAGTCTCTAAATATAGCCCTGAATTACTATTCATACCTAAAAAAGCGTCCCTTAAATTTCCAGACTTCCTAGGCTTATTGAAAAACTAGGGTATCCATTACGATATTGCTAGTATCTATTGAGATGTTGCTAGTATCTATTGAGATGTTGCTAGTATCTATTGCGATATTGCTAGTATCTAATGAGATGTTGCTAGTATCTATTGCGATGTTGCTAGATGTATCTAATATATTGCTAGTATCTATTGAGATATTGCTTGTATCTAATACGATGTTGCTAGTATCTATTACGATGTTGCTAGTATCCATTATGATATTGCTTGTATCTAATACGATATTGCTAGAAGTATCTATTAGTATATTGCTAGTATCTAATAGGTTGCTAGTATCTAATATGATATTGCTAGTATCTATTGAGATATTGCTAGTATCTATAGCGATATTGCTTGTATCTATTGAGATGTTGCTGGTATCAATAGCGATATTGCTAGATGTATCTAAAACTATATTGCTAGATGTGTCTAATATGTTGCTAGTATCTATTGAGATGTTGCTAGTATCCGCCATAACATTACTAGATGTATCAACAGCAATATTTAAAAAGGTTTCTAAAGTTTTTAATTGATATCCTAAAGTTTTTATACGCTCGTCCTTCTCCTTATTTATCTCTATCAATTTCTTAACGGCACCATATAGAGAATAGTTTATCTGTGATACATCTATAGATAGCAAGTTAGGGATGCTTAAAGTATCCGTGTTATATTCGTGCGACGAGATTGCTTTGGGGAATAAATCATAAACCTCCTGTGCTATAAAACCTAACTGCTTGTTATCCCTAGAAACTGTATTGAACCCTTCTACATAATTAAACCTATTTAACTCTAATTTATTAATGTTATCATAGCATTTATCATAAGATGCCCTCTCAATATTCTCTTTTATTCTCCTGTCGGAGCCGATGTTCCAACTTGCGGTTCCTGTAGGGTTGAATATAGCACCTGCTGTAGTTATTCTAATGTAATCTGTATCTATACTGGATACGGAAGAGACAACCTTAAACTCGCTATTATAATTGCCTAATTTGTAGTCTCTGTTAGCGTCAGCGGTGGTTCCTCTTACCAGTTCTATAGAGGATGAGGTTATTACTGGTGATAAGTATCTAATAATAACAATACCACTTCCACCCTTGCCTGCTGTTTGTGTTCCATATCCCGAACCACCTCCACCACCTCCTGTATGTAGTCCTCCATTCATATTTACAGGTGTAGTATAAGAACTTCCACCAACTGTTCCAAATCCTTGAGAAACACCTACATCTGCTTTTTCTCCTGCTCCACCACCTCCTAAACCTCCATTTGTAGGTGTAGATTTAAAACCACCACCACCACCCCCACCACCCCAATATAAATTATTACCAGTTATATTAACTAATACACCATCACCTCCATTTCCTACCGCTGAACCACTAGCAGAACCATTTCCACCAACAGCACCTGCTCCTCCACCTCCAGCAGCCTGAACTGCGTTATAATTACTTATAACAACACCTGACCCACCTACATTCCCATTATATAATGTTGCTGAAGATAATATAGTTCCTTTAGTAGATACACCTACACCACCTCCTGATGACGCTGGATATGCTACTTGTGTTCCACCTGCACCTCCTCCACTACCACCTGAATTACCATTTCTTGTAATAGGACCTCCTACTGGGTCCCAACCTCCATTATTCGCACACCCACCTCCTAATAATGTAGCACCAAAACCTTCTGTAGATTTTCCTCTAACTTCTCCTGCTACTGCTCCATCACCTACCTTAATTTGATAAGTTCCTGACGCAATACTTATATTTGTCCCATATAATACAGCACCTCCTCCACCTCCTCCACCTATATCTTTACTTCCTGCCCCTCCACCTCCTACCATTAATATATCACAAACTACACCACTAATCCCTACATTTAATGTATATAGACTTTGTCTTGTACCTGCTCCTGCCGTTTCTGTCGTATATGTGAAAACCTGATATGTATAACTCCCTGCGACACCTGTATCAGTTGCAGAAGGTGATGAAGTTATAGGAGGTGCCACCGGAGGGAGCCCATTATGTATCGTAAGCGATACATTACTACTCAAACTATTAGTAATAATAGCGTTGCTACTCAAGACACTCAACCCACCCACACTAACCGTCCCTGATATATTAGCACTACCAAGAACATCTAAACTCCTAGTAGCGTGATACACAGTACCTATACCAACCCTACCATTCATAGAGGTATTCTTGTGTATTATTGTTTCATTTGAAGAGAACCACGCTAGATTTGCGGACAGATTGCTGAATGCCTGCGTGCTATTCTCTATCTGTAATTTAATAGTCCCGTCAGTATCATTAATAAACCTGTAGTCATTTTGCATATCTGCGCCGGTTCCTCGCCTGAACTCGGCAATTGCGGTTCCGGTTGTTGTGGTATCTAGCAATAACCTCGCACTACTATTGCTGGTTGCTTTGCGGTAGCGGATGATGATGATGCCGGAGCCGCCTGCCGCACCTACCCCATTTTCTGTGCTACCACCACCTCCTCCACCTGTATTTGCTAATCCTGGTGTTGCTTGAATTTCTGGTGTTCCATCATATCCACCATTACCACCACCCCCTAATAATCCGTTGCCTCCATTTCCATATCCTACATTTCCAGCATTTGAGTATGTATCTCCTCCTCCGCCACCAGCAAACCACCCATTATGCCCTACACTTGTTCCAAAATACGATATATAACTTTGTCCTGCTCCACCATTACCTCCCCCAGTAGTATATGAAAAATCACTTCCTACACTTCCAGCGCCTCCTCCACCACCTGACGAGAATAGTGGTTGAGAACCTAAAACATTTGGTCTTCCCTTCCCTCCACTATTACCGAATGATTGGAAATTAGAATATGTAATTTTATTACTTTCCCCTCCCATTCCTTGTGGTAAGGCATTTGCTCCTGAACCACCACCACCACTTCCACCAGCACTACCAGTTGTTCCAATCGCACCACCTCCTCTTGTGCCACCACCACCACCACCCTTCGAAATATATTGTATTGAGTTTATTGTAATAGAACTATCCACGCCATTAACCCCATTTATACCACTATTAGTAGTTGTTCCTCCTGCTCCACCATTACCTACTTTGATTGATACAAAACTATTAGCATTTAATATTATATTAGTACCAAATAAAATAGCACCACCTCCGCCTCCTCCTCCAAACTTACCACCACCTCCACCACCGCCAACCACCAAGATATCACACTCTAAATTTTCGGTTGTTGTAAAAGTATAATCCTTGGTAGCCCCACTCCCAGAATAAGGAAACTGAATACATCGCTCAGTAGTCCCTATAGTTGTTGAAGTCGCCCCCACAACACTAATCTCTGTAGGTAATGTCGTTGGTATTAATAAAGGCGTATCACTATATATATGTAAAGGCGCCGCAGGGTCTATCGTGCCTATACCAACATTACCTAAATTATAATATATCTCCGTTCCTGCGGTAGTCCACTGGCTAGAGCCGCCGCCGCCCCCTCCAGAAGAACTGCTAGTATAGTTAGTGATAACATTAATATTACTATATGAATTAATGATATTGAAAGGTATGTTAGAATTAGCACCTACAGCACCATTATTTAATATAGAGAATGACACATTACTCGTCCTATTGTTATAAACCCCCATCGTCCCGTTATTATTAACTATACGCCATCCTAACTTATCGGCATTCCCTGTCTCTATCAATCCTTGTATAATATCCATATTATTATCATACATATTATTATCATAAAAAGAAAGGCATATAAGGAACCGCCTATCCATTATCCTTATATACCCGAAGACGCCGATTGTAATTCACTAATCGTGTTTATCCTATTGTTAAAAGAGTTCATACGCTCTTGGTCTTCGTCATTTTTCTCTATCAACTTCTTAACGGCACCATATAACGCATAGTTTATCTGCGATATGTCTATGGATAGCAAATCAGGTATGCTTAAAGTATCGCTATAATATCCTTGTGTTGATATAGATTTAGGGAAAATGGCTGATACCTCTTGGGCGATGAAGCCCAACTGCGTTTTATCCCTATTAACCCTATTAAACCCTTCAACATAATTGAAGCAGTTCAGTTCCAGTTTATTGACGCACTCATAGCATTTGTCATAAGACGCTCTCTCAATATTCTCTTTTATTCGCCTGTCGGAGCCCGTATTCCAAGTTGCGGTTCCTGTAGGGTTCGTTATAGCACCTGCTGTTGTTATCTTGATATAATCGGTATCTACGCTGGATACGGAAGAGATAATCTTGAAGTCGCCATTAAAGTTTCCTAGTTTCCAGTCGTGGTTAGCGTCTGCGACGGTTCCTCTAATGAGGTTGATAGTGGCGGTTGATATGATGGGCGGGTATTTAATTGCGACTGTTGTAATCGCTGTGGATGGATAAGGAGTTGCTGATTGTCCTCCCGCTGGAATAACAGAAGAATTATTACTTACGCTTATGGTGTAATTACCAAGGACATTTTGCGAAGCACCATTATTTATAATAACAGGGGTTGATGTAGGAAAATTAATATTCCAAGTGTTATTTGGTAATGAATAGGTTTTATTATATAGGTTGGTAATTTCAGTTTGCGTTAATTCCTTATTGAATACATAGAACTCGTCAATATTACCGCTAAATGCTCCTGAACCAACAGTATTATATATTCTTAATTTTGTTGTATTAGGACATTGAGGTAAAGGATAAGCAGAACTACCATACCATCTAATAGTTCCATCAGTAGTTCCAGTAACTAAATTAAGATTAGTACCATTTAAATATGCTTTAATAGTACCTGATTTAGTGAATATTAATACTATGTGATACCAAGTATCTAATGTTTGAATTGGACCAAATCTGCTACAATAAGTTTCACCACTTGTATATTGAAAACTTAAACTCATATTATGAATATTATTATAATGTGATACAGACACATTTACACCTTGATTAACATCTGTTGGATTACTAAAAGTAAATACTTGTGTATAATATATATTATCATAAGATGTCCCTGACTTCTTATAAAACCAACAACTAACAGATATTCCAGTAGTTGAATTGTCATATATAGATTTTAATGGAAAATCACCTTCTAATCGGTCTCCATCATTCGTTGCTTGAAATGAACCACCTTCAATCGCAATATTAGAATTATAACCTCCTGTGCCTCCCACAATTGTAGGTGTTAAATTATACTTCGTAGTTGAAGGATTACTATCAAGTCCCAAACTACTACTATTATTAAACTTATAATACGCTATTACATTACCTTGGTTGAATGTGAAAGTTTCTGTTTGATATTTTATTGAAGGTGTTCCTTCTGTTATTATTGTACTTATATAACCTGTCGCCGGTGTTATTATTATAGGAAGGCTAGTGTTTGCTATCGTTAAAGCGGTATTGCTAGTATTCGTGTTGGTTATTATAGCATTACTACTCAAGATACTCAAATTACTCGTGCTAACCGTCCCAGATACATTAGCATCACCGACAACATCTAGAGTTCGTGTAGCCAGCGTAGCGTGATACGCAGTCCCCACGCCAACTCTACCATTAAATGTGGTATTCTTGTGGATTATCGTCTCGTTAGAAGAGAACCACGCTAAATCCGCTATGGTATTCCCGAAGGACTGTGAGGAATTCTCGTATTGTAGTTTAAGGATATTACTAGTATCATTAATAAACCTATAGTCATTTTGCATATCAGCACCAGTTCCTCGGCGAAACTCTAGTGTCGCTGTGCCGGTCGCTGCGGTATCCAGTAATAACCTCGCATTCGTAGCATTATATATGTGTAAAGGTGCGATAGGGTCTGTAGCACCTATGCCGATATTACCTGAATTGTAATATATCTTGACGCCGACCGTAGTCCATTGACTGGAAACGCTTGAGGAGCCTGTGCCGCCGCTACCGCCGCCGCTTTCCGTATAATTGCTAATAAGGTTCGTATATATAGTAGAGCCGGCACCAACGCTACCATCATTTAATATAGTGAATGCTACATTACTGGTTATCGTATTTATAATATCAAATGTTCGGTTGTTGTTGGAAACTATACGCAATACAGGTTTCCCTGCGGTGCTTCCCGCTTGAACTAATCCTTGTATAATATCCATAATATTATAATATATAATATTGTTGTCTATTTGTTTGTTATAAAAAAGAATAAAGATTACTGGTTAGTTGTGATATTGCTAGTAGTCTCCTCAATAACTATGGTATCTGCTGTGATATTGCGAGTGGTCTCATTTAATATTATAGTATCTGCTGGGATATTGCTAGATGAAGCATCTAATATTATGGTATCTGCTGTGATATTGCTAGTGGTCTCATTTAATATTATAGTATCTGCTGGGATATTGCTAGATGAAGCATCTAATATTATGGTATCTGCTGTGATATTGCTAGTGGTCTCATTTAATATTATGGTATCTGTCGTGATATTGCTAGTGGTCTCATTTAATATTATGGTATCTGTAGCGATATTGCTAGTGGTCTCATTTAATATTATGGTATCTGTAGCGATATTGCTAGATGTCTCATTTAATATTATGGTATCTGTAGCGATATTGCTAGTGGTCTCATTTAATATTATGGTATCTGCTGTGATATTGCTAGATGTCTCATTTAATATTATAGTATCTGTTGTGATATTACTAGATGTCTCATTTAATATTATGGTATCTGTCGTGATATTGCTAGATATCGTATCAATCACTATAACATCTGCTACAATATTGCTAGATATCGTATCAATAACTACGGTATCCGCAGCGATATTGCTAGATATCATATCCATCACTATAGCATCCGCAGCGATATTGCTAGTGGTCTCATCTAATATTATGGTATCTGCCGTGATATTGCTAGTAGTCTCATCTAATATTATGGTATCTGCTGTGATATTGCTAGATATCATATCCATCACTATGGTATCCGCAGCGATATTACTAGTTGTCTCATCTAATATTATGGTATCTGCTGTGATATTGCTAGTAGTCTCCTCAATAACTATAGTATCCGCAGCGATATTGCTAGATATCATATCCATCACTACGGTATCTGCTACGATATTGCTAGTAGTCTCCTCAATAATTATGATATTGCTAGTGGTATCCTCGTAGGTGTTAGTCAAAAGGTTCTTCAATTTTTTAATACGGTTTTTTAAAGTTATGATACGAGTTTCCTTCTCTTCATTTATCTCTATCAATTTCTTAACAGCACCATATAAGGAATAGTTTATCTGCGATATGTCTATAGACATCAAGTTAGGGATGCTTAAAGTATTCGTATAATATTCTTGAGTTGATATGGACTTCGGGAATATGGCGGATACTTCTTGTGCTATAAAACCCAACTGCGTTTTATCTCTATTCACCGTGTTAAACCCTGCTACATAATTGAAGCGGTTCAGTTCCAGTTTATTGATGTTATCATAGCATTTATCGTAAGACGCTCTCTCAATATTCTCTTTTATTCTCCGGTCGGAGCCGATGTTCCAACTGGCGGTTCCCATAGGGTTCGTTATAGCGCCTGCTGCTGTTATCCTGATATATTCGGTATCTGTGTTGGATACGGAAGAGATAACCTTGAACTCGCCGCTGTAGTTGCCGACTTTGTATGTTTGGTTTCCTATTTTTGTGGTTTTGTATCGTATGATTACGATGCCGGAGCCTCCCTTAGCGCCATTACCTGTTCCTCCACCTCTTGCACCTCCACCACCTCCTCCTAAACCATTAGTTCCTGCTACAGGGGGGACATTTGTTCCTGAACCATTTGAACCAGCACCGCCACCTCCTGAACCTCCTTGATATATAGTAGCAAAGTCATTCCCACCACCTCCACCACCTGAATAAGTTATAGAACTTCCTGTTATACTATTAGACAATCCATCATTACCTGTTCCAGAACCCTTAACAATTCCACTTGCACCACCTCCACCTCCACCAATCTGTGAAGTATAAGGATTACCATTACCACCATTACCATAACCATAAGTTGATAATTGGGTTGATGTTCCTCCAGCAGGGAAACCAGTTGTAGCAGGAAATGTCCCACCACCTCCAGAACCTCCATTAGAACCTATTCCTGTTATCGGTGTTGGATAATTAAACGCTGACCCGCCAGCACCTCCTCCTCCGCCAAGAGCAATATAATTAATCGCTCCTGTAATTGAAGAATTGGCGCCGTTGCCTCCCCAACCAGCAGGCGAAGCACCATTAACTCCTGCTGTTCCTCCGCTACCCACATTAATAGTATAATTACCAGAAGAAACTGATATATTTTGTAAATATACATATCCGCCTCCGCCACCACCACCAGCACTATAAGAATATCCACCTCCGCCACCACCACCGACCACCAAGATATCGCATAGCGTACTTTCAGGGAAATTAACAGTATATGATGTTTGTGTTTCCGTGCCGCCGCTATGCGTGAATGACAGGTATTTATAATCACTATTTATAATGGCTGATGTTAATTGTTCCTTACCATATATATACCATCCTTGAAATACCAGCAAACCACCATCAAAAGCAGTTATCTCATTCACAACCATCAAATAATTTTTAAATATTAGATTATTAGTAACAGATTGTTTGACACCAAAATCACCTCCAGCATTATATGTATAGTTCGTTTCAGTATGTAATAAAGTCCAATCAGCAGCGGTTGTAGTATTAGTATTTGAACCGTATATTTTAAATGCTTTAGGTGCTCTATTTTGAGGTCCTCTCAATATTCTAAATGAAGAAAAGACGATACCAACAGGCATTTCTATTTTTATCCACGCACCCGCAAAAGTTGGGTTATAATAAAATGATGAATTATATGTTGTCGCATTAGTCCAACCTGTTCCTACATACCATCCAGCACCATTTGGTAATGCAGCATTATCATCGTGATTAACAGCAGGTCTATTACCACTAGTACTTATGCTATAATCAGAACTCAATCCATATATAAAAATACCACTAGTTCTACCACCTGCTGTTTGAGTACCTCCTACTGAAAACTTATATAATCCCATACCGTATGTATTTTTAAATGTAGATGATGTTTGTTCGTTGTTTCCTTGAGTATTCGCTGTATCATTGTATGAATATGTATATGAAAAGTTTGTTGAATCGCTTGCTTCTATAGAACCATTTAGAATAGTATAAACACCATTAGTATCGTTGTAAGTAAAATACCTATATGGTGGATAAATACTTTCAAAATTAAATGTTTGAGGCTCTATAATAGGAATGGACGATGACGCTGTTAATTCTAGTGCGGCGGATTGATTAGCAATTCTGCGGTATCTTATTATTACGATGCCGGAGCCGCCGGCTCCGCCTCTATAAACGCTTGCGCTTTGAGCTATATCATCTACACCAGCACCTCCTCCGCCACTACCTGTATTTGCGACAGCATCACCGCCTACTCCTTCAGCAGGGTATGCTATACCATTAAATGTTGTTGCGGCTTTAAGATATCCTCCTATTCCTCCTACACGCGTTCCATTAATACTACCACCTGTTCCAGGTTCTGTAAATGAATTAGCAACTACTCTTCCGCCACCAGCACCTCCTCCACCAGCGTATGCTACCGCACTTCCGGTTATTGAAATAGATATTGCACTCCCTCCATCTCCTGCTTTAGTGAAAGCAGTTGTATTAATTGATTGACCTACACCTCCAGCACCTCCACCTCCTCCAGCCATATATCTCCCTCCAAAAATATACCCACCGCCTCCAGCATAACCATATACAGAAGTATTATTTGGAGCTATTGTAGTTGTGTTTTCATTAATTGTTAAAACATTAGTAGATACTGGACTTATACCACTTCTTATATAGTTATTCGCTCCATTAGTAAATTCAGGACCATAACCACCACTTGAACCGCCTTGAGGTGTAAAAGTAGCAGTATATGAACCAAGTGAAGAACCACCACCTCCTCCCTTTGCCCTATATATAACTGAACCAGAATTATTAAATATTTCACTATCTTTACCTGTTTCCCCGGGATTTTCAACATTATTAATAATTTGGAAAGCACCTATACCTCCTCTACCTACTTTAATGGTATATGTTCCTGTTGTTAAAGTTTGATTAGTAATATATATTAAAGCACCTGCTCCTCCGCCACCTGATACGCGTGTTCCGCCAGCACCACCACCACCAACCACCAATATATCGCAATTTAATGCTTCAGTAGTCGTAAAACTATAATCCTTAGTAGCCGCCGTGCCCGTATAAGGAAACGATATAAACCTATCAGCCCCTATCGTCCCAAAGGTAGTCCCTGCTACCACTATCTCATTCGGTAATGTCGCAACAAAACCATTAGTAATATTTAAAGATGTATTGCTCGTAATACTATTGGTAATCGTCGCACTAGTGGCGCTGAAACTGCCTGCCGATAATACCCCTGATATGTTAGCATCTCCTACAATATCTAGAGTTCGTGAAGGAGCCGTCGTATGATACGCCGTCCCTATACCAACCCTACCATTAAAGGTGGTATTCTTGTGAATGATGGTATCGTTAGAAGAGAACCACGCTAAATCCGCTATGGTATTCCCGAAGGACTGTGTGGTATTCTCAATCTGTAGTTTAAGAGTGCTGTTAGTATCATTAATGAACCTATAGTCATTTTGAGCGTCCGCACCAGTTCCTCTGCGAAACTCTAGTGTCGCTGTGCCGGTTGTTGCGGTATCTAGTAATAACCTAGCATTAGATGTATTATAGATATGTAAAGGTGCTATTGGGTCTATTGTGCCTACGCCAACATTACCGGCATTATAATATATTTTAGAGCCGGCGCCGGCGGCTACTGTAGTCCATTGACTGGAACCGCTGGAACTAGAACTACCGACATAATTGGTAATAATATTGAGGTTCGGTTCTTGTATGAGCGAGATTGATGATGATGCTGATGCGGTTGAAGTTAGGTATCTTATGATGACGATGCCGGAGCCGCCAGCACCTGAAACAGGAAGCGGTGATGTTTCAACACTTGCCGTAGCTCCACCACCTCCGCCTGTTCCGGCACCTCCATCACCTGCTGTTGGAATTCCATCACCATTTAAATCTCCGTCTTGTCCTAATGTTATACCGCCTATTCCACCAATACCTACGCTATCACCAGCATAATTACCACCACTTCCACCGCCGCCACCACCTTTACCTCCATTACCTGCTTTTAAATTATCTTGAATACATCCACCTCCTCCTCCACCCCAAAAATAGTTCACCCCTGTTATGTTAATAGCAGCACCATCCGCGCCATCATAACTTGACAACGCACTTGTTGGTTTAATACCACCAGCGCCACCTCCTCCACTACCTCCGCCTTGAAATCCAATAACTTTTCCATCACCACCTGATCCACCATAATAGGTATATGTACCATTTACTAACACATTATTAGTATAAGATGGTAATATACTATTTCCACCAACAGTAGTCGCACGTCCTGAATTGTATGAACCTCCAGCACCACCACTTCCACCATTAGCACCATTATTAGCAATATAGTTAGGGGGGTAAGCCCACATTCCACTTCCTCCATAACCACCGCCAAATACTTCTATTCCAAATGCTTTACTACTTTTACCATTATTATTTGCTATTGTAGGAACCGCACTACCAGATAAACGATTACCACCATTACCAACAAATATATTATAGGTACCCGCAGATATACTAGCATTCTGTATATATAATACTCCTCCACCACCACCGCCACCACCTATAAAGGTTCCACCTCCACCTCCACCACCAACAACCAAAACATCACATACCATCCCTCCAGTAGGCACATTAATAGTATATAAACTCTGTCCCGTCCCTGCTCCAGCAGTTTCTGTGGTATATGTGAAAACCTGATATGTATATGCCCCCGTAGTTCCCGTGGTAGTCGCAGCAGGCGACGAGGTTATCGCAGATGTAGGAGCAGGCGTAGTACTATATGAATTAATAAAGTTAGAGCCAGCCGCTATCGTGCCGCTATTTAATATAGAATACGATACATTACTAGTCCTTTTATTAACAACGCCTAATGTCCCTTTGTTATTCATAATCCTCCATCCGGACTTTCCAGCATTACCTGTTTCAATAAAGCCCTGTATAATATCCATATTATTATACTATATAATATTATCATAAAAATAAAGTGTATCTATTCGTAGTATTAGAATGTATCTAATATGAGGTTGCTAGTAGTATCTTGTGATACTAAGGGTTCTAATATGAGGTTGCTAGTAGTAGCAACTGTCTCTTCCAATACTAAGGGTTCTACTAATATAAGGTTGCTAGTAGTATCTTCCAATACTAAGGGTTCTACTAGTAGATTGCTAGTAGTATCTTGTGATACTAAGGGTTCTAATATGAGGTTGCTACTACTAGCAACGGTCTCTTCTAATACCAAATTACTACTAGCAACTGCCTCTGGCGTAATATTTAATGTTAATTCTAATTCTTTCAATTCTTCATCCATCGCTTTAAAACAAATATCCTTCTCATCATTTATCTCTATCAACTTCTTAACGGCACCATATAACGCATAGTTTATCTGCGATATGTCTATAGAAAGCAAATCAGGTATGCTTAAAGTATCGTTATAATATCCTTGTGTTGATATAGATTTAGGGAAAATGGCTGATACTTCTTGTGCTATAAAACCCAATTGCGTTTTATCTCTATTCACCGTATTAAACCCTGCTACATAATTGAAGCAGTTTAACTCTAGCCTATTGATATTCTCTAGACACTTGTCATAAGACGCCCTCTTAATATTCTCTTTTATTCGCCTGTCGGAGCCGATGTTCCAATTGGCGGTTCCTGTAGGGTTCGTTATAGCACCTGCTGTGGTAATCTTGATATAATCGGTATCTACGGAGGATACAGAAGAGATAACCTTGAATTCGCCGTTAAAGTTGCCGACCTTGTAGTCGTTGTTAGTGTCTGCTGTGGTGCCTCTAATGAGGTTGATAGAGGATGATGTTGGATTAGGTGTATAACCATTATGTATGGTAAAAGAAGTATTGCTAGTAATACTATTGGTAAGCACAGCATTACTGCCGCCGCTACCACTACCGCTGACGCCGCTGATACTCAACCCACCCACGCTAACCGTCCCTGATACATTAGTATCACCGAGAACATCTAGGCTCCTAGTCGTATGATACACCGTCCCTATACCAACTCTACCATTAAAAGAGGTATTCTTGTGGATGATAGTATCGTTAGAAGAGAACCACGCTAAATCCGCTATAGTATTCCCGAATGCCTGTGTGGTATTCTCAACCTGTAGTTTAAGGACGCTGTTAGTATCATTAATAAACCTATAGTCATTTAGTGCGTCCGCACCAGTTCCACGGCGAAACTCAACAGACGCTGTTCCTGTCGTGGTAGCATCTAGCAATAACCTAGTATTAGATGTATTATAGATATGTAAAGGTGCGATAGGGTCTGTAGCACCTATGCCTATATTACCAGAGTTATAATATATTTTAGAGCCAGACACATTACTAGACCATAGGCTACCAACGCTGCCGCCGGTGCTGCTACCGCTTCCCGTATAATTAGACACATTAATACCGCTATATGTGTTTATAAAAGTAGAGGAAACATTAGAACTGGTTCCAATACCTTCATTTAATATAGAGAACAGCACATTACTTGTCCTATTATTTAAAACACCTATCGCTCCGCCATTATTCACAATCCGCCAACCAGACTTTCCAGCATTACCTGTATCTATCAACCCTTGTATAATATCCATATTATTATACTATATAATATAATGAAAAATAAGTTAGCGTATATATTTTTATGTTCTTATTACACCAAAGAGTTTTCGCATATTCTTCTCAAACTTGAGGCGTAGAATGTGTTCCTGAATTGGTTCCTTAGTATCGTCAGGAGCCTTAGCCGCCTTAGCCTTAGCAGCGTCAGCCTTAGCCGCCTTATCATTCTTAAAGTTCAAATGGACGACCTTCTTGCGTTTATAGAACATCTTCACAAAATATCTTCTTGTATTTTAAGGTATTTCTTATTTTTATATCATTTTTTTATTATTATAAAGAACCTGTCTACGCCTGTCTACATTTAGATATAAGGATATGCCTATATGTTTAATGTCCGTGTATTTTTGCGTGGTCTTCCTACGCCTCTCAATATCTTGATATCGGCAGTATCCTCAATAATAGAGGTTATCTCTTCGTCGCTTACGGACAGCGTCTCTATGTTATTGTCATTATTATCTATGGATATGTTATTATGCACATTATTAATAATATTCTCAATATCTACAGCAGGCTTCTGTCTTAGTTCTGTAATGTTAGGAGATTGTCTAGTATTATTATTGGACTGCTGAGGCATAGACTGGGGCGGCATAGACTGCGGGGTGTTTAGAGTGCTAAACAGACTGCTAACCATCCCAAATAACCCGCCGCCGCTACCGCTGCTACCGCTGCTATCGCTCATAGGATTACTATAGCCATTATTTATTGGGATATTCTGCGACGCTTGCGCCGATTGATTGTAATTAGAACCTGTATTACCCATCATATATTGCTTAGCGGCTGCTTGCTGAAACTGCTTCATTAACTCAGGGTTAGAATTTAGGACATTCTCTACATTAGGCATAGGCTGTTCTTTAAACATTCTGCTAGTTAAGTGGAACATAAATGCGCTGCCTGACAAAGCGATAAAAAGCCTCAGTTCAGGAGCCATCTTCTTACCGGTCGCCTTGTATTTATAATGGAGTTCTTCAAAGATATCATCGTAATCATTAATATTCTCATTAACTTGCTCCGACCACCCGTCTAGTTTTATGGCGAATGGGTCATACCTGCTATTCATATACTCAGTTCCCGAAATAAACGCCATCAGCATCTTCTGCTGAAACCTAACGCTCCCGTCTAGTTCCTTCTCACGAACTAAGCGATTATATTCCGTCCTCATTTCTTCTATGTCCGAGTTCATATTGAACTTAAAAGGCACCTTGAAACCTTTAGACTCCAACCTATCTAATTGATAAATAATCTCTCGCTTCTCATTCAATTCATTCATAATTATCTCTTTTGCCGACAAATGCCTAGATTTGCCCCCGCTGCCGCTAGCGCCTCGTCTGCCGCCGCCGCTTCCGCTTCCGCTGCCCTCGCTGCTACCGCTGCCTTCCTCGTCGTCTTCGTCTTCATCCCCTTCTTCATATTCTTCGCCGTCCTCGTCTCCCTCTTCATCGTCATCCTCTTCCTCTTCGCTCTCTTCTTCGTATTTGCTAGGCTTCTTGTATTTATTACTGCTAACCACGCTAGTAGTCTCGCTATCTTCGTCATACTTAGATTTAGGTCTTGTGCTGCTAGCGCCGGCTCCGCCCTTATTCTTATATATGTTATTCATATTCTTCATATAGGCGCTTTTGTCATAGTCGCCATTCACCGAACTAGCCCTAGAGGATGAGCGAGAAGACGAACGGGACGACATAGAGATAACATCGCTGCTAATCTTGTTCTTGTTAAATAGCACATCGTCGCTCATAAAGTTATTTTGGCTGGCTCTCTGCTGCTTGTTAGGAATGTTAAAGCCCATCTGTTTATTTTTAAAGGTATCCCTGTTAATTTCTATCAAATCGTCATTTATATTATTTAGATTTAATGTTGTCATTATATATATTTAATTGAATATCAATTGTTTATATAATATTGATACTATTAATACGGTTATATATACGCGCGTCTAAAGGGCGCTTATTATTTTCTCTCGGTTATATAATTGGATATCCAGTAATTAAAGAACTGTCTAGCGGACTTCTTGTATTTCTCGGGATGGAACTGAACTCCTAAGATGTTCTTTTTAGAGTTATAAGCCATCACTATTTTATTTTTAATCTTCTTAATAACCTTAAAAGTTCTAGGCACCTTCACCACATAATCTGTGTGATAAAAGAAATACTTTGTAGGCGGCAGCGGCATAGTGCCTATTCTAAAACTCTTGTGATACTTCATATAACCGTCTTTGTTGGATTTAATAAAGGACTTATTGCCTAGCCTTCTTCGGCTAGATATTATATACTGAAACCCATAGCATATAGCCAGTATCGGTAAGCGAGAACGCATAATACTCTCGTCTATTGTTGAATGCGTGCGACCTTTAACAAAATAGTTGGAGCCGGTTATTATTATGCCGCTAATGCTGCTAATGCTGCTAATGCTGCTTACGCTATCCTTTTTGTTCCTTAAGGTATCCCGAATGCCCTCAGTATCGTCCCAGTTTTTAAAGATAATCTTATGACCTTTTAAGGCATTCTCATAGCCTTTTTTAAATTTATTAAATAATACTCTTGTGCTATACATATTGATTACTAGAAATACTAGAGACGCCTTCGCCGCCTTCGCCGCTTTTGCCGCCTTCGGCACTATAGATACCTTCGGTATCCCAGAAGCCTTCGCCGCCTTCGCCGCCTTAGCCATCTCTCTTTTATTAGAAACACAAGAATATATATAAGAGATTATCGTCATAATTATATAAACATAAGAAGGAGATGAAAATCCTCTTCTTCGGTAGCAAGGGATGGATTGGGACACAGTTCGGCTTCTTCTTAAATAAGAATGGTATCACCTACATTAGCACAGATGTGCGAGCGGACGACGAGAAAGCCGTTGAAGAGGAGATTAAGTTGTATTCGCCAACACACATCATATCGTTTATTGGTAGGACGCACGGAGGCGAGTATAACACCATAGATTATCTAGAATTATCTGGGAAACTTAAAGATAATATTAGAGACAACCTATACTCGCCCTTAGTGCTCTCTATACTTTGCGAACGCTATAATATCCACTATACATACTTAGGGACTGGTTGTATTTTTAGCAGCGACGACCCGACGACCACTAGCATAGACGAAGACGCCCTTCCTAACTTCTTCGGCTCCTCTTATTCAACCGTGAAAGGATTTACGGACAGGCTCCAGCATATGTATTCTAAGAATACGCTGAACCTGCGTATCAGGATGCCTATCGTTAATTACGAGCATAACAGAAACTTTCTAAGCAAAATCTTTAAATATGAGAAAATCTGCTCTATGGCTAACTCTATGACCGTATTAGAGGATATGTTCCCTGTCATTATGGATATGATGTCTAAAAATACTACAGGCACCTTTAATCTGGTGAATAAAGGGGTAATCACCCATAATGAAATCTTAGAAATGTATAAAGAGCATATTGACCCTTCGTTCGTGTGGAAAAACTTTAGCGTTGAAGAGCAGAACTCGGTGTTGCTATCAAAACGCTCTAATACGCAATTGTCTAACGACAAACTATACTCGCTATACCCAGATATCCCTGATATCAAAACATCTGTAGAGAAATGCGTTATTCAATATCATAAATAAAAATTGATATAGGATAATACCCTTTTATTTTTATAAAACATATTACTATACCAAATATGACAAAATATACTTGTGAAACCTGTAAGAGCCAATACACTAGAAAACTAGAATATACAAAGCATATAAAGGAATGCCTTAAGAGTAATGAGCGAAGCGAATGTAATGAACCTGTCTTAGCATCCTTACCAGTTCCAGCATCCTTACCAGTCGCAGCATCCTTACCAGTCGCAGCATCCTTACCAGTCGCAGCATCCTTACCAGTCGCAGCATCCTTACCAGTCGCAGCATCCTTACCAGTCGCAGCATCCTTACCAGTCGCAGCATCCTTACCAGTCGC